CACTATTGAATATACATAACATCCCTATGTTAAAAAAGAATTGTATATTTGTTTTGTAAAAATTATAGAAAAAATTTTATGAAAAGATCAGGAGTATATTTAATACGAAATTTAGTAAGTCAAAAGATATATGTAGGATCTTCTATTAACATTAATAAACATTGGTCAAGACATAGATATAACCTAAGAAGAGGACTCCATTGTAATAATATAATTCAAAAAGATTGGAATAAGTGTACTGAATCTAATTTTGATTTCTCTATTCAAGAACTATGTCTAAAACAAGACTTATTAACTAGAGAAACTTATTGGGTTAATTTTTATAATTCTATGAATCCGGAAAAAGGCTACAACTGTGTTCTACCTAATGATCTTAAAATACATAGATCTACTGCTTTAACTAGAGTTTTAAAAGATATAATATGTATAAACATCAATACAAAGGAGATTAGAGAACTAACTATTTTACAGATAAAAGAGTCTATTAATATATCCTCAAGATATGTATATAAAGCTATTAGATATTGGATTGGAAAGCCCGAGGGAAAACGATCTGTAAAAGGATGGATATTTATAAGAAAAGAAGATTTTAATCCATCTTTTGATTATATAGGTTATGATAAATTTAAGGAGTATTTAAATAAAACTAAAGTATGAAAAAGGCTAAACCAACTAAGTCTATTAAGATCCTTCATTGGCTTGATACAGGAATATTCCCGGCTACTATTCTATTCTCTTACCAGTTTAGTTATGATGAAGTCATCAGACTTCTGAAGAAGAAACAAGCTAGTGATTGGTTAGCCGGAATATCAGGTGATAAGATCAGGTTAACTAATTCTAATTATATAGCTCTACATAGAGAACTGGAAAATACTACCACTCATATGTGCCAGTACATTCTACCGGCTATTTTAGACCGGGATAAAGAGCATGAGGCTGAGGCATATTTACACACTCACATCATGTCCCAACTTCTTGAAGTATTAAGAGGTACTATTAAATAAGCATCATAATATTTTTTATATTCAAGATAAATTAGTATATTATAATATATCACACTAATTAAAATCTAACTCATGGGACTAGGTAATGGTAATCCAAACTCTGGTAATAAAGGCTCTAACTGGAGATACGAATATAATGTATTAAAAGCATTAGAGTGTATAGTAGAAAACACAGAGTCTGGTGGAGGAGCTGGTTGTTGTCCTGCTACTAATGCCCTACTTACAGAGATCCGGGATAATACTGCTGATATAGAAATCACAGCAGAAAGTATCAATCTAAACACAGATCAATTAGAGGCATTGATTGCTATTACTAATGCCAACCAAACTAATAAAACCCAGTTTACTAAAATCACTGATGGTACAGATACTGCATTAGTTACAGCAGCCGGAGAATTAAATGTCATAGCTACTGCCCAACCTGGAGTAGATATAGGTGATGTTACAGTAAACAATGCTGGTGGTGCAGCTGCAGTTAATATACAAGATGGTGGAAACTCAATAACAGTTGATGGATCTCTTGGTATCACAACTATAGTTCCAGGCACCGGTGCTACCAATCTAGGCAAAGCTGAAGATGCTGCTTCAGTTGATGGAGATACAGGAGTAATGATCCTTGCAAAGAGAGTTGATACAGCTTCTACTCAAACTACAACTGATGGAGATTATACTACACCGGTTGCCAATTCTAATGGACAACTTAGAGTAGGTATTAACAGAACATTTCAAACTACTGATAATGATAGTTTATTAAAAGCAGAAGATGCAGCTTATACTACAGGTGATGCTGGAGTACTATCACTTGCTATAAGAAATGATGCCAATGCAACTTTAACTACTACAGATCTTAATTACTCTGGTCAGGCAGTTGATGGTGCCGGCAATACTAAAGTAGTAGGAGATGTTGATGATAATGCCGCACAGGTAAATCTTAAGCCAGCTTATGTTGGTGGTAAAGCAGTGAAATCTGACTCATATGAGCCTGCATACACAGAGGGAGATGCTGTAGGGTCTGCCTTTGATAAGACCAACGGTGGATTACTTACTAATCAAGGAAACTTATCTGCTACTAATGATACCATAACAGTTTATGGAGCATCTACTACTGTTAAACCAGCTCTTGTAATAGATACAGCAATCTATGCTGCTAATGATAATATGGGAGGTAAACAAACTATTACTTCAGCTATGTTTACTTCAGCCGGATCTGCTTATCTGGACAATATAGGAATACAAGTTCTGGAGAATGTTACTGCTGCTTTTGAGATCTGGCTATTTAATTCTGATCCAACTGCAGGCATCTATACTGACAATGCAGCCATGGTAGTTGGAACTACAGATATTCTTAAAGTAATAGATGTTATAACAGTTAATACTGCAGATTATAAAACAGTAGGTACTACTTTATTTGCAAATATCTCAGTCAAGAAATTATACACAGCTAGTGGATCAACTAACTTATATGCTGCATACAAATTAACTAATGCTCCCGATTTTGCAGGAACAGGCAATCTTCAGATTCAATATAACTTTGATAGAGTTAAATAATATTCATGTTTATTAATAGAAGAAATATAAAGTTTCATCCATTAAGTGAAAGCTATTTTCACTATTGTGATATGCCATCTTTAAATGAGTTATTAAGAAAAGATTGGTTGATAAGAACTCTTTATCAATTTGATGGAGTATATGGAACATGGTCTGAATTAGATAGATTATGGATCTCTGCAGGAGAAATTCTTCAAAATAGTTTAGTAAGCTTAATTAATCCATCTTCTCAATTAGTAGTACGATCTATACCTCCTACATGGACCCAATTTGAAGGAGAAAAACCTAATGGAACAACTCAGTATATAAATACTAATTGGTTTCCATCTAACGGAATTAAACATACTACTAATAGTAATTGTGTATTTACTTATAGTAGAGAGAACATATTAGGCACAGGAGCAGATTTAGGTTGCTCTAGTGCAGCTGCTGGATTTATGGGCATAAACTCAAGATTTACTGGAGATCTTATGTTAGGTGCAGCTAATGATACAAGTCTAACAATCACTAAAGCAAATAGTGATTCAAGAGGATTATTTGTTGCACAAAGAAATGATGCCTCTACTATAGAATTTTTCAAAAATGGTGCATCACTAGGTACTGCAGCAAGGGTATCTTCTACATTATCTACTGCTAGTTTATGTGTAGGTATTTATAATTTTAATAATGTTCTAACTAGTCCAGGTACAAGACAACAATCATTCTGGGGGGTTGGCTCAGGACTTATTAATCAAGCAAAATTTTATGAAATATTAAATGGTTATATGACTTTAATAGGTAAAAATGTATAATTATGGTAAGAGCATTTACTTCAAGAACATATAATACTCAATCGTTTACATCAAGGACTCTTCCTAGTCCCCCAAGAAATTTTAATACGGTATATGTAAATAGTGTACAATATGGCTCTATTACTATAGCAGCTGGTAATACTGTAGGACAAACTTCAATAACAGAAGTCAAAAATATTCCATGGTTAAATATACTTGGCTTTACAACCAGCAATGACTTAGATGATCTTGCCGAATCTTGTCCTAGACTATCTTTTACAGATGCTACAACTATTACTGCTACAAGAAATACAACTGATGCAGTATTTTCTGTAACGGTTAATTTCTGCATAATAGATGCTACAGAAAATCTAATTAAGCAAGTTCACTATGGTAGTATAACTACAGGAGCATTAGCATCTGGAACTGCAAAAATACCTGTAGTAGATACAACAAAATCTGCTATATTTTTTTTAGGAGGTACTGGCACAACTACAGCAACACCGTCTCTTGCTAGAATATCTAGTGTAACATTAACTGATTCATCAACCGTAACTAGAGATAGTAGTCTTGCATCTAGTTCTACTACTAATTTTATTGTAGTAGAATTTCAACCAGGAGTAATTCAGTCTATACAACAATTTTCTTCAGCTCAGACTAATGTTGATGTAACAACTACAACTAATGTTACTATATCCGCAGTAACCCTTGCAAACACATTTATAGCATATGGCTCAAGACATGCAGGAAGTGATAATACATACACTATTGAACTAACCTCTACAACTAATGTTAGATTAGTAAGAGTAGATGGCACAGGTGTAACAAGAACTACAAGATATACTGTAATCGAGTTTGTATCTGGCATATTAAAAAGCAATCAGTTTGTAAATATAGCACTTGCCTCTTTGACTAGTAATACAGCAACTATATCTGCTGTTAACGTAGCTAAGACAGCAGGCTTTTGGAGTGGATATAATTCTAACACTTCTGATACGGCAGGAAGAACTTTGTTTTTAGGTATCACATTAACTAATTCAACAACTGTTACAGGAACTGTAGATACAAGTTCGGCTAACATAAAAAGAATTGCAGGGCAATTTATAGAATTTTATTAAATATTTATTTAATGCTTATGTTTATACAATATACCGAATCAGCACCCGATGTCTTAACTGTAGTAATGTCAGATACAGCTCCTATAGTTGAAGATCCCATAAAACAAATATGGGTAGATGATACCACAGAAACAGAAGGCATGCAAGTTATTGATGGAAAATTAGTGTCTATATCTTAAATTATAACTTATGGAAGGAAATGGCAAGACTTCTAAAATACCTAGAAGTGTAAGTATACCAGCTCAAGAAATCCCCTCTCAATCTATGATGATTGAACAAATATGGGTTGCTACAGAAATGTTGAAACTCAAGATGTATGGTGATAAAGAAAAAGATATAACTGGAGTTACTGATGAATTAAAATCCACAAGAAAACAGATTACTGATTTAGATGAAAAAATGACTCTTCTTCTAGACGATAGAAAACTAAGAAAAGCAATAGTAAAAATAGTTATAGCAATATTTTCAACTATAGGTCTTGGTAAAATAATTAGTGAATGGTTACTAAAATAAACTAACATGACACCAGAAGAATTAAAAAAGATAAAAAGACAAGCTAATCTAGAAACTATTTATTGGGGATTAGGAGCAGCAGGTATATTAATATTTCTTTTCATTTTACAGAAATATATTCTAGGCGGTCAATTTATAGGTAATTTAATTATAGAAATCCCAGCTCTATATTGTGGTATTATAGGAATAGTATTTACACTATTTACATCTAAGCTTGAAGCTTATTATTATACTCATGAGATAAATGATAGTGAGCCAGATAATTTTAATGAGCATCCTCTATTTATGATGATTAGATTATGTGTAATAATTCCATTATGGATCCTTACTTCCTGGGATATTATTCTTTGTTATATGGGGATGTTTCCATTTATTCATGATGGAAACTACTATAGATGGAGACATAAACTAAATCCGGATATTTATACTAAAACCTGGTTTGCTCAAAGTACTACTTCTACTGCCTGGTCTACTAAGTTTCTTACTCCAGTTATTAGAACTTCTCTATTTATAGTATCAGTAGTTATATTATTTATTTTAATATCTAACCAATGAACATAATACAGAAACATATTGATGATTCTCAATATTATAAACATGAGAATCCAAAATCTATTTTAGTACTCCACCATACTGCAGGGGGACCTAATCCATATAATGTACTTCATGGGTGGAACTTTAATGCAGAAAGAGTAGGTACAGCTTATGTAATAGCCGGCAAAGAAGATAAGACTAAATCTTATAAAGACGGAGATATAGTAGAAGCTTTTGATCCTAAGTATCATGCATATCACCTGGGCTTGAAGACAGCTAATAACCTGGATGTTACTGAGAAATCAATAGGTATAGAGATCTGTAACTGGGGTCAGCTAGTTAAAAAAGAAAATAAGTTCTATAACTATGTAAACACAGAAGCCTCTGCAGAAGAAGTAGTAACTTTCACAAGTCCTTTCAGAGGATTCTTATATTATCATAAATATACAGATGCCCAATTAGCTTCTTTAAAAGCTCTCATTCTTCATTTATGTGATAAGTTCAAAATAGATAAAAAATTCAGGCCAGAGATATTTGATATTAATCATACAGCACTTAATGGAGGATCTGGATTATGGACACATGTGTCTTACAGATCAGATAAAAATGATTGCTCACCGCAACCTAAACTAATAGATCTATTAAACTCTTTATGATATGCCAGCTCTTGAGAAAGCAGATAGAGTTGGGTCAACCATAAATAATTGGTTGAAAATTGGAGGCATTGCTGTAGGAGCTATTGTTTCTTGTACCTATGCTTATTATCTTATACTAAGTAATGTTGCTGACATTTCTGATCTTAAAAAGGAAAATGAGAATTTAAAAGCTGATTCAAAAAGACAGTATGGAATATTTAATGAGAAAGATGAGAAAAAAGAGACTCAATACAAGGAAGCTGCATCTAAGTTTATGGACTGGATGCTTAAACATGAAGATAGATTAAATCAATTAGAGAAAGAATCTTCATATCAAAAGGGATGGAGAGAATCAGAGCAATTTTACAATCAAAAATCTAAGTAATATGACAGATATTAATAAGTTTAGTTTTGGCCAGATGACTAGTAATAGTGATGGTAAGACTTCCGGATCAGGGAGTATGGGAGTATATATTATAGTATTAAGTGTAATAGCTTTTCTATTTGGATGTGTAGATAAAGCCTGTATCTCACATACTACAGATGTTATGATGTATTCTTCAGCTAATATCCTAGTTGGGGCCGGTCTTCTTGGTTATAGAAAATCAGTAGATAAAACCACTATAGAGAATGCCAATAATCCAAAAGAAACTGTATCTTTAGAGCCTAATCAATAATCTAAATCAATGAAACTCTTTTCAAAAAAATCATTAGTAATAATTTTAGTAATAGCAGGAATCTCTGCAGGATTGATAGCAAGCTATAATTTTATGTATAGTGCTGATTCAGCACCAACTACTGATAGTACTATAGTAGCTCCAATTATAGATACATTAGTACCCACAGTTCCAGTTACTGTAGACACTACTAAAGTTGATACAACTAAGAAATAATTTATGAATATAAAAGCAGTAATTGGTACACTTATAGCATTGCTAATATTTGCACTTCTTGCTGCTTTTTTTATTCCTATAATTGTAAACCGGTTCAATAATCCTACCAAACCAGTAGATAACACTGAGCTCTATAAAAGATTTCAGAAGTCACAGGATTCCCTGGCTTCTATTAATATAATATTATTACAAGCCCACTATAAAGATTCTCTCAGTACTGATAGTATAAAGAAGAGAGCAGCTCAGAATGAGATCAAATCAGTTTACTTAACAGATAAGAAACATGAAAGGTTTAAGCTTCTTAATAATGCTACTCTTACTAAACAGGATAGCTTTATGTCAACCATCCACATTACAACCGACAATCATTAGAGAGGGCACTACTGACTTTCGTTGTTTTTATCCTAATCAATATAATTATATTGTCACTAGTATTTCTAATGAAATATACTGTGATTCTATTGAGCCAATTAATATACAAACCATTCATCAATTAGATAGTATTGTAAAGAAACAGACTACTCAGAATAATATTCTTAGATCTATTATAGATAACAACAATGCACAGATCCTTAATGCTAATATGTTATTAGCTACTCTTAAACAAGATTTAAACCTCACTCAAAAATATGCTTCAAAACAGAAAAAGTACAAAGTATCCTTTGCTATTTTATCAGCACTTCTTGGAGTATTAGTCATTATAAAGTAAGAGTTATCAACATTTTATTAATATTAGCCACCTAAAAAGTGGCTTTTTTCATTAATATAAGCCTTTTAGTATTTTTAATAAAATATACACTTTTAGTTTAAACTTAAATTAGTATATTTATCCAAGATTTAAACTTCGAACTAAAAACTATAATAAATGGAAAACCAAAGTCCAGAACAAGCAGAAGAAGTTCTTACCCCAGAACAGATAGCACAAAGAAAAGCACAGATGCTACAGTTCTTTAAAGACCAACAACCCTTTCTTGAAGAACAAAAAAAGTATGAAACACTTATCACAGAAATAGACGAGTTAAGAACTAGAAGAATCAGAGCCCAGGTATTAATGGGACAAATGTTAGCTCCCTCTCAAGAGGAAGAGGCTAAAAATAAAGCTGAGACAAAAGCATCACAATCAGATTCAGTTAAACAAGAAGCTCAACCAGAAGTAGCAACCCACTAAAACCAAATAATTATGGATACAGAAACTAACATTAGAAATATTAGATTAGATACAAACTCCAGATGCAAATAGTAAAATGAGTCTTCCATATATTTATATGTTTACGGCAGATAAAAAACAAGTTCCTTGGCTAGCATCTCAAACAGATGTATTAGCTGAAGATTGGACTGTAGTAGAGTAATATTTTAGTAAAACCATAAACCAACATGGCTATTGTAAATCAGGTACAGAAAAAGATCAGAATGGATCAATGGGATATAGTGAAGTTTCAATTGAATATTCACTGTCATATCAATAAGATTATCATTTCTGATCTTGATCTGAATTGTTTAACTCTCCTGGCATTAACCGGAGAAACAATCTTAGGAGATTTCTGTAAATCGGCAGTTGACACTCATATAGCAACTAGTTTGCAGTCAGTGAGAAATATAATCAACAAAGCAGAGGAAAAACAACTTATAATTAAAAAGGGGAAGAATAAGAAAAAGATATCTCTAAATATTCAGAATATTCAAACTATTGGTAATATTTTATTAGACTATAAAATCTTAAGAGTTGAATCCCAGGAAGGCTGAAGATATATCTAAGCAAACTGCTAAAGATCTAGAATTAGATCCTATATTAGTAGAGCATATTCTTAAGTTTTATTGGAAGAATCTTAGGAAAATGTTGGTTGAATTAAATGAGCCCACAGTATTAATGCCAAATCTAGGATCATTTAAAGTAAGAAAAAAGATGCTTAAAAAACGTCTTAAAACTTATTCAGGAATATTGGCCGGTAAAACTCCTCTGACATTTACCAGTGCTGAAAAACAAGAACAGTTAGAAGAACTAATAAGAAGACTGCAAAAACTAACAGACTTCTATCAAGAAGAAGCCAATAGAAAACAGCAGTTTAAACTAAAGAAACATCAGGATGAGTCTAATCAGAATATGGAAAAACAAGGGCAAGATTCTTGAAGGAATCACAAACTCTATATTTACTTCAGATCATGTGGAAGAGATAGCCAATGAGAGAAAGAGAATATGTGAGGCATGTCCTAATATAGATACTGAAGGATCCTCCTGTACAATCCCGGGAACTCAACCATGTTGTAAATTATGTGGATGTTGTTTACACTTTAAACAAAGAGCTCTATCTGCATCCTGTGATGATAAAAGATGGGAAGCTGTTCTTACTCAGGAAGAAGAGGATACACTTAATGATCATCTAAATACTAACTAATGGCACTCATCTTTAAACCAGAGTTTCATCAATATCAAAGTATTGATCCTAGTGAGAAAATAGACTGGTTAGGAGTGACTACATTTGTTTCTCATTTTAAACAGTCTTTTGATCCGGTAAAACAAGCTACCAGATCATCTAATAATGTTAGATCTAAATGGTATGGAATTTCTCCAGAAGAAATACAATCTATCTGGAAGGGTGAAGGAGACAGATCTACTACATTAGGTACATGGTATCATAATCAAAGAGAGAGTGATATTATGGAATTTGAGACTATGGAAAGACATGGAGTTACAGTTCCTATTGTAAAGCCTATTATAATTGAGGGAATAAAATATGCTCCAGATCAGAAACTTCAGAATGGAATATATCCTGAGCATTTGGTATATTTAAAATCAGCTGGAATTTGTGGACAGTCAGATAGAGTAGAGGTAGTTAACAGACTTGTTTCTATTTCAGATTATAAAACCAGTAAAGAAATTAAGCTAGAAGGCTTTACTAATTGGGAGGGACGTACTACTAAAATGTTATATCCTTTAGATCACCTAGATGATTGTCATATAGTGCACTATGGACTACAACTTAGTTTATATTTATACATGATTCTAAAGCATAATCCTCAGTTCATTCCAGGAAAGCTAGTTATAGACCATGTAATCTTTGAAGAAGAAGCCAGAGATAAATATAATTATCCTATATACAAAAAAGATTCATCTGGTAATTATGTGATTAAAGATCTAAAGCATTATCCAGTCCCTTATTATAAAAGTGAAGTAATAGCTATGATTAACTATCTTAGAGACAACAGACATTTAATAAAAGTTAAGAAATGAAAAAAGAAGATGCTCTAAATATCCTTATAAAGGATTCTGATACCAATCTTATTTCGGATATTGAAGTATGGAGAGATATACCAGAATATGAAGGTAGATATCAAGCAAGTACTTTTGGAAGAATAAAATCATTATCAAAAAAAGTAGGAAGACCCGATAGTAAAAATAAACTTATAAATAGAAGAAGAGATATTATTATGTGTAGTAAACTTAATCTAAATAATAAGAAATCATATCATAGAGTAAATTTAGGTAGAGATAATACATTTCTAGTACATAGACTAGTTGCTCAAACCTTTATTCCAAATCCTGAAAATAAACCGTGTATTAATCATTTAGATGGAAATAAAAATAACAATCATATTAATAATTTAGAGTGGTGTACCTATTATGAAAATAACCAACATGCTTATAGGCTAGGTCTAAATAAACCTCAACTTCAAAATCTAATCTATGGAAAAAGAAAAAGAAATTATTAAATCTATAAATAGTTTAATAAGTAATCTAGATATTAATAAAGATAATATCAGTGATACTTATCATACATTCAAAGAATTATATGATCATAGAATAGTATTATTTATAGCACTTTGCAGATGTCTTGAAGGAACAGATCATGATGCATGGAGAACTATCAAACACTCAGACAATACTATCTGGAAAGGATGGTTTGTACTAGGACTTGGTAAAGAGCCAGGTAAACAAATTACATATCATTTACCTATAGAACTATGGGATAAATGTAAGTTTGCTGAGACCCTGGATAAAGCCCCAGAATTCGATGGTCATACTTCTGCAGATGTGTTAACTAGACTTAGAGATTTATGTTAGCCTGTCTATTTGATATAGAGAATGGAAAGATCATTCCTTCTATTCATGTTCATACTATTAAGTTCTTAAAAGATATCATAGATAAATATCCAAAGGATTATCTAAAGATCTATCAATATCTATTTTACATCTGCTGTCCTAATCCTACCATAAATCCTTATTTTAATCTTCCGGAAGAAGATAAAGAACAAGTAATACTTAGTGATATAGAAGCTGAGTTTTCAATAGAAGATCCAATGATTATAACTGCAATTGAAAGATGTCATCAGTTATACGAAACTCCAACTTATAGATCAGCTATAGCAGCCAAAATCATGTTAGATAAAATAAATAAGTATCTAAGAGAGACTAATATTAATGGAAATAGTAAAGATGGAAATGGAGCTTTTATTCTCCGAGCCATGAAAGATCTTACAGATATGAGGATGACTTATAAAAGTGCATATAAAGATCTTGAAGAAGAACAAAAGATACATGTTAGAGGTAAGATTGATAAAGCTTATGATCAGTAAGTATGAGTTACATAGAGATACCTACCTATGAAAACCAGTGGACTACTACTAGTTTTAAGACTAGAGAAGAGTTTAGAGATTTTATACTCTCTATTTTTAAGGAGCCTGGTCAATATGGGTTTGATGAGACTTCTCACAAGTTCAATGAGCAAGCCAGGATTTTTAATAAAGATAAAGTTTACTGTATAGCTCCTTCAAGAAGTAAGGATTATGTTACTTACTGGGATGATCAAAAGACAAAAAACAGGTGTGGGGCCATCTATAAAAATAATGGAAAGACCTGGTATCTAACCCGGGATTATTATATGTGGTTAAATTTTCTTCCAATCTTTGATAAGGAAGAAGGACACTTTGGATTTGCTAAAGTAAGAGATGCTCAGTATCATATGGCCCTCTATGAACTTTTAGCTGAATTACATAATCTACATGCAGCTATTCTTAAGAAACGGCAGATAGCCAGTAGCTACTTTCATTGTGCTAAACTGATAAATCAGATATGGTTTGAAGAAGGAGTTACTATGAAAATGGGAGCTTCTCACAAAGATTTTATTAATGAGAAAGGAACCTGGAAATTTCTTACTGAATATAGGAATTTCTTAGATAAGCATACTGCATGGTATAGACCAATGAACCCGGGAAAGGTTCTCATGTGGCAGCAGCAAATAGAAGTAGTTATAAATAATAGAAAGACCAGTCAGGGTAATAAAGGAACTATACAAGGATTAACATTTGATAAAGATCCCACTAATGGAGTAGGAGGCCCTTGTGTTTTAAAAGATACATTAATAGTGATGCATGACGGAACTCTCAAAAAAGTACAAGATATAATTTTAAATGATTATATAATAGGAATAGACGGTAAACCTAAAAAAGTAACAAAATTATACAGTGGAAAAGATCTTATGTATAAAGTAAGTCAATCAAAGGGAGATACATATGTTACTACTGGGGATCATAAATTATATTTATGGGATATAGAAAAAAAATCAAATATCATAATTAAAACCAAAGATTTTATATCGTTATCTCAATGGAAGAAAAAAACAGTATTAAAGGGCGTTAAATATAACGGTATAGAAAATAAATACAAAAATCTTTTAATAGATCCTTATTATTTAGGATTATACTTAGGCGATGGTTGTAAATATGATTATAGAATTTTAGTAAATAAAACAAAGGATATTGAAATATCTAATTATATATACGAATTAGCAAAAAAAGAAGGTTATTTAGTAGAAGAAAGAAATAGAAATCTTTATAGAAAGGATTACAATGATCAAATGTGGGATATGAAACTAAGTTCTGGTTATAAAATAAAAACTATGTTACCCGCATATCATCATAGATTTGAAGAATTAGGTTTAAATAATAAACATATACCAGAATCTTATTTTACAGCATCTAAACAACAAAGATTTGAATTATTAGCAGGAATATTAGATACGGATGGTTATCTTAATAATAAAAAACATAGATTTGAACTAAGTATAAAAAGTAAAAAACTTGCATATGATATTCAAAAATTATGCATACATCTTGGATTAGATGCACATATACATATTGTAAACTCTACTGGAAAAACTTCTACAGTATATAAATATAAAACATCATGTTATAGGTTAAATATAACTGGAGATATTACTCATATACCTACTAAAATATTAAGAAAAAAAGCCACTAAATCGGGAATAAAATCAAAAAATAGATTTAGTAGTTTAAAAGTTACTAAGTATAAAGTAGATAATTATTACGGTTTTGAATGTGAGGATAATTTATTTATCTTAAAAGACGGAACTATTACTCATAATTGCAGATATTTCTTCTATGAAGAAGGTGGTATAGCCCCAACAGCAGATACAACAATTGAGTACTTATTACCTGCTATGAAATCTGGTTTATTAACTACAGGATTATTTATTATAGCAGGATCAGTAGGTGATCTGGAGCAATGTGAGCCATTAAAAAAGATGATATTATATCCTTCAGGAAATGATATCTATGCAGTAACAACAAATCTTATAGATGAGAAAGGAACTACAGATCTAGCTGGATTATTTATTCCGGAGCAATGGTCTATGCCTCCTTACATAGATGAGTTTGGTAACTCCCTAGTTGAAGAAGCTAATAAAGCAATAGATGAACTAAGATTGATTTGGAAGAGAGATCTATCTCCAGAAAAATACCAACTTAGGATTTCTCAACATCCCCGGAATATCCAAGAGGCATTTGCTTATAGAAAAATATCTATATTTCCTCAAGTACATGTACAAAACCAAATTAGACGAATAGAAGAGAAGTTATATCCATATGAGTTTCTGGACATTCATAGAAATGAAGAGGGAAAAGTAGCAGTAAAAGATACCGGTAAACTACCTATTAGTGAATTTCCTATAAGTCCAAAAAGAGAAGATAAAGAAGGAGTTCTTGTATGTTATGAGAGACCTATTAAAGATGCAGAATTTGGACTATACTATGCCTCAATAGATCCAGTCTCTGAAGGAAAAACTACTACTTCAGAATCATTATGTACCATCTATATTTATAAGAATGCAGTTCAAGTTACCAAAGCAGATAGAGCTGGTAAAATGGAGACCTTTATAGAGAGAGATGGAATAGTAGCTTCCTGGTGTGGTAGATTTAATGATATATCAAAAACTCATGAAAGACTAGAATTAATTATAGAGTGGTATAATGCATGGACTATAGTTGAGAATAATGTGAGTCTATTCATTCAACACATGATAGCTCAGAGAAAACAGAAATATTTAGTACCAAAAGATCAGATACTCTTTCTAAAAGATCTAGGAGCTAATCAGAATGTATACCAGGAATATGGTTGGAAGAATACAGGAACTCTCTTTAAAACTAATCTATTATCTTATGCTATTGAATATTTAACTGAGTCATTAGATACTGAAACTAAGCCCGATGGAACTATAGTAAAAACCACTTATGGAGTAGAGAGAATCCCGGATCCAATGTTATTAGCAGAGATGGCAGCTTATCAACCAGGACTAAACGTGGATAGATTAATTGCCTTCTCAGCTCTAGTAGCATTCGTGGCTATTCAAAAAGCTAATAGAGGAATAAGAAGAAGAGTAGATGAAGACTCTACTAAAAATTTGGATAAGTCCAAAAATTTGTATAAATTAAATAAGGGACTGTTTCATAATATGGGCTCTACTAACAAAAATTCAGATTCAAGACCGTCAAGAAACCCATTTAAAAATCTTAGATAATTAAAATGGCTTATCTTTATAGACATATTAGATTGGATAAAAATGAGCCTTTTTATATAGGAATAGGTTCTCAATCTGATAAGTACTATAGATCTAAAAGAATTACTAAAAGAAATAAAATCTGGAATGATATCTATATAAAAACAGAAATTAGAGTAGATATAGTATTAGATAATATATCCTGGGAAGAAGCCTGTAAAAAAGAAATAGAATTTATTAAATTATATGGAAGGATAGATAATAAAACTGGAGTATTATCTAATCTTACAGATGGTGGTGAAGGGTATCTAAATCCATCAGAAGAAGTAAGAAACAAAATATCTATATCTAAATCAGGAAATAATAATCCATGGTATGGAAAGAAATTTTCTAAAGAACATTGTAATAAAATAGCACTAGGAAATACAGGAAGAAAAGTATCTAAAGAAACTAGAAAAAAGATTTCAGAATCTCAAAAAGGAATTCCAAGAAATTCTGAAGAAATGAAAAAACATTTATCAAAAATAAATTCTGGTAGTAATCATCTACACTTTGGAAAACAAAAAAGTCAGTTAACTAGAAATAAAATATCAGAAGCATTAACAGGAAAGAAATTATCACAAGAACATATTAATAAACTTAAAAATAAATCCAGAAAACATTCTAAGGTTATAAATATAGTTACAACAAAAATTTATAAGTCTATAAAAGAAGCTTCTAAAGATTATTATTTAGGATATGATACATTATTATTTAAACTAAAAGGAAAACGTATTAATAATACAAATTTTAAATTATTATAAAATGGAGGTTCTAAACGCATTACAATTAAAAAGTGGTAAAAAGGCTGATTCTCAAAGACTTGGAACTTTAATTATGCCAGTTCAGTTTCTTCCAAGAGATGAAAAGGATGACCAATGGTGGGCCAGTAATATGGATTGGTTGGAATGGCAAGGTCTCAAGCAAGTTAGAAGAAATGCCAGGAGATTAATGAAGAATTATAAGCTTGCTAAAGGTATAATTGATAAAACAGATTATATAGTTGAGGAAGACCAGGAATATGCTGAGTTGATTGATACTCTTACAAAGGAAGATTCTTCAGCTCTAGAGCTTAAGTTCTATCCTATTATTCCTAATGTTATCAACACAATGGTATCTGAGTTTGCTAAAAGGCACACTGGAGTATCCTTCAGAACAGTTGATGATTACTCATATAATGAGATGTTAGAAATGAAGAGACAACAAGTAGAAGATGTTCTCTTATCTGATGCTCAACAAAAGGTATTAATAAAACTTCAGGAGGCCGGCCTAGATCCAGCATCTGAAGAATATCAACAACAAATAGATCCTCAAAATCTAAAATCTCTTCCAGAAATACAAAGATTCTTCTCCAAGACATATAGAAATATTCCTGAAGAGTGGGCAGAACACCAACATAAGGTTGATGTTGAAAGATTTCATATGGAAGAACTTGAAGAAAGGGCATTCCGGGATATGCTTATTACAGATAGAGAATTCTGGCATTTCAGAATGATGGAAGATGACTATGAGATAGAACTATGGAATCCGGTACTTACTTTTTATCATAAGTCTCCTGATGTAAGATATGTATCAGAAGGAAATTGGGTAGGAAAAACAGAGATGATGACTGTTCCTGATGTTATAGATAAGTATGGTTGGATCATGACTGAAGAACAAACCAAGTCATTAGAAGCTATTTATCCAGTCAGATCTGCAGGATATGCTATCCAGGGATATCAGAATGATGGAAGTTACTATGATGCTACTAAATCTCATGAATGGAATGTTAATATGCCATCATTAGGTTATAGACAATATGCATCTATGTGGGATAACTTTGAGGCTGGTGGAGATGTTGTTAACTGGATCATGAGTGAGCAGGAAGATTATTATGAATTAGGACAAGCTTATTACCTAAGAGTAACTACAGCATATTGGAAGACTCAAAGAAAAGTAGGACATCTTACATCTATAGATGAGAATGGAATATCTACTCAGAATATAGTAGATGAGGGACACAAGATAGTAGATAAACCAATTTATGATACAACATTATTTAAAAACAAGAAAAGAGAAAACCTCCTCTTTGGAGAACATATAGATTGGATATGGATTAATGAGTCATGTGGTGCAGTAAAGATTGGACCTAATAGACCAAGCTACTGGGGAATGCCAGGTAATGGTGGAGTAACTCCAATATATCTAGGAATAAATCAGAATAAAATGGGAAGACTTCCTTTTCAGTATAAAGGAGATACCACAGTATATGGTTGTAAACTTCCTGTAGAAGGTTCAGTATTCTCAGATAGAAATACCCGATCTACTGCTATGGTAGATTTAATGAAACCATTTCAGATAGCATACAACATTGTCAATAATCAAATTGCTGATATCCTTATTGATGAATTAGGAACAGTAATTGCTCTTGATCAGAATGCATTACCAAGACACTCATTAGGAGAAGACTGGGGTAAAAACAATTATGCCAAGGCTTATGTAGCAATGAAGAACTTTCAGATTCTTCCTCTTGATACAACTATATCAAATACAGAAAATGCTATAAGTAATACTCACTTTCAAAAACTAGATCTTGAGCAGACTAATAGATTACTTTCAAGAATAAATCTTGCCAGATATTTCAAAGAGCAAGCTTTTGAAACTATTGGTATTACTCCACAGAGATTAGGAGGAGAAGTAGAACATGCTACAGCTACAGGAGTAAGAGTAGCTTTATCTAACTCATATGCACAGACTGAAACTTATTTTATTCAGCACTGTGATTACTTGATGCCTAGAGTACACCAAATGAGAACTGATCTGGCTCAATATTATCAAACTAAAAAACCATCTCTAAGATTACAATACCTCACTACTGCAGAAGACAAGGTTAATTTCAGAATTAATGGAACTGATTTATTACTCAGAGATCTAAATATTTTCTGTACTACAAAAGCAAATACCCGGGCTGTACTGGAACAGCTAAAAGAACTGGCTCTAAACAATAATACTTCTACAGCATCTATTTATGATCTTAGTCATATTATTAAAACTGAATCAATAGCTGAGATAGAAAATGTATTGAAAGTCTCTGAAGAAAAAGTACAGGCTAGCAAACTACAAGAACAACAAGCTGCTGCTGAACTACAAGATCAAGCTATTAAAGCTAAGATAGAAGAAGCAAGACTCAAGCAAGAATTTGAAGCATCTGAGAATGAAAAAGACAGACAAGCTGGAATACTTGAAGCTGAAATAAAAGCTGCAGGATATGGAGCTATGCAAGATATAAACAAGAATGCAGTTAGTGACTACCAGGACGTTTTAGCTGATATACAAAAATCTGATCAATTCCAACAAACAATGAATATTAATCAACTAAAAGTAACAAATCAGCAACAAGCACATTTAGATAAATTACAGATAGAAAGAGAGAAGATTCTTGCCTCTAAAGAAGTAGCAGATAAACAACTTCAAATAGCTATTAGAAACAAAAATAGGTTTGATAAACCTACTCCACCGGCTAAGAAAAAGAAGTAGTAGATAGCCATATCATGAGAAGAATTTTACATTTAGTTATAAATCTAATAAGTTTAAACCTATATTTGATGCATCAGTATAAAGAATAATGAAGAGGATAGATAGAAAAGAATATCAAAAAGAATATTACAAAAAATATAAAAATAGAGTAGATAGAAAGGATTATTATAGAAAATACGCAAAAACACATAAAAGAGATAGGAAAGAATATCAAAGAAAATATCAAGAAGGACTTAAGAATAATCAAGTATTTAAAAGACGTATTTTAAAAGACAAACATAAACCCTATCTATCTATTGAAGAATATAATAATTTATTTACACTCCAAAATGGAGAATGTGCTATATGTAACAAACATCAAGTTGAATTTAAAAAAGCACTAGCTATAGATCATGATCACAAGACAGGAAAAATTAGAGGATTATTATGTTTTAAATGTAATGTAATGATAGGATTAGCTAAAGACAATATACAGATCTTAGAAAATGCAATAAATTATTTAAAGAACTACTAATTTGACATAATCCTAAACCAACAAACCAACAGAAAATGGCAGAAATAGCAAAAGAAATAACTAATATTCAGCAAGTTGAGATCAGTGATAATGATCTTAATGATATACTAGGTGCCCCAGGTACTGACAGTGTATTACTTCCTGAAGAAGGTCAAAAACCAAGTATTTTTAATAGAACAAATACTGTTGATTTAACATTTATAAATAAAAAAGAAACTAAAGCTCCTGCTACTAAACCAGCAGAGACTGCTGCTCCTGCAACTGCTACCACAAATGTAGCTGCTCCTACAAAAGAAGAAACTATAACTCCAGCACTTAGTGAAATTCTAGATGAGATATATGGAGAAAAACCAGCTACTGAAGATAATGAAGGAGCTACTACTGGTAGACCTAAAGTTGTAAAAGATGGTGCTATAGAACTTACAAAAAAACTTATTGAGAGAGGACTTATTGTTCCCTTTGATGATGAGAAATCAGTAGATGATTATAGTGTAAAAGACATTGAAGAATTACTAGAAGCTAATATTACAGATAGAGAGAATAGAATTAAAGAAAAAACTCCTATTGAGTTCTTTGATTCTCTTCCGGAAGAATTACAATATGCAGCTAAATATCATGCTGATGGTGGAACAGATATGAAAGCTCTATTCCAGGCTCTAGCCCAAGTAGAAGAAACAAGAACACTAGATCCTGAAAAACCAGAAGACCATGAAGTTATAGTAAAAGAATATCTTAAGGCTACAAATTTCGGGACAGTAGAAGAAATAAATGAGGAGATAGACTCCTTGAAGGATTTAAACAAACTAGCAGATAGAGCTACTAAGTTTAAACCTAAATTGGATAAGATGAGTGAGAGTAGAGTAGCTCAAAAGCTAGCTTATCAAGAGAATTTAAGAAGACAACAATCAGAAGCATCATCTACATACATGAACAATGTATATGAGACATTAAAGCCTTCAGAACTTAATGGTATAAAACTAGATAAGAAAACTCAAGGTATGTTATATTCCGGATTAGTTCAACCAAACTATCCATCTATATCAGGAAAACAAACAAATCTTTTGGGACACCTTTTGGAGAAGTATCAGTTTGTTGAACCTAACCATGGTCTAATAGCAGAAGCTCTATGGCTTTTAGCAGATCCAGAAGGATACAAAGCAAAGGTAAAAGATATTGGCAAAAATGCACAAGTAGAAGAGACAGTAAGAAAATTAAAAACTGAAGAATCTAAAAAAATTAGTTCTTCACCAGTTATAGAAAAAGATGAACAAAAAGTAAGAACTGTCAAAAGAAATGATGGTTTCTTTAAAAGATAATAACAAATAATAATAAACAATAAATAATAATAACTAAAACAATCAAGAATGGCAACTCCAGTATTAAATAATGGTATCTTCCTTAGAGATACATCTTATCAAGTATCCTCACATGTGGATTCTTATCACTTGGTGAATATGTTGAAGAGTGAAGAACCTATGGATCTTGGTCCAGTAGACCTTTGGGCTATGGCACAGAAAGTAGAAATGCCTCTTTATCAACTATCTTCTTTTGGTGGTAAGAACATCATCATGGTAGATAACGTTAGAGGAGAATACAAATGGGAAACTCCAGTTGTACAAGATTTACCTTATATCATTGAAGACATTGAACCAACTAACACAACAAAAGGTGTTGATGGTACAACTTTTCATGTTAAGATCAACAAAAGAGAATTTGGACATGGTGATATTATCACTTATGACAAATACAATGGAGTTGAGATGTACATAACAGCTGATGACATTCTTCCAATGGGAGATGGATACATCTATACTGTACAACTTGTAAACAATGACAATTACAAATTCTTAGAAAATAAATATCTTACTGCAGGTACCAAAGTATTCAGAAAAGGTTCTGCAAGAGGTGAGTATGGTGAAAGGTTTTCTGACATCAGAACAGCTACAGGTTTCCGTCAATTTTACAACTATGTAGGTGGAGCTGAAGCACATGTTCACTATTCTATTTCTTCAAGAGCTGATCTTATGATCAAAGGTGGATTGAATGCTAATGGTTCAATCCCAGTTACTGAAATTTGGAGAACATTTGATAAAAATGTTGATCCTTCAGTTACTTCTTTAGAGAACATGGTTACTGTAATGGGTAAAGATTATGTTAAGAAAGCAATGGAAAATGGAAATTTATCCAGAACATTCTTAACTACTATGGAAGCAGCTCACTTAAGTAAAGTAGCTACTGACATTGAAACTTACTTAATGTGGGGACATGGTGGTAGAATTAAACAAGATGGTCCAGATGATATGAGATTATCAGTAGGTCTTTGGAGACAACTTGATAACTCCTTCAAAAGGGTTTATAACAAATCAGGATTTACTCTTGATTTATTCAAATCAGAAATTTATAATTTCTATGCCGGTAAAGTTGAATTCCAAGGTCCAGATCCTAAGAGATCACTTATTGTTCAAACAGGAATTGGTGGAATGAAACTAGTAAATGAAGCTATCAAACGTGAAGCAGTAAATTCAGGACTTGTAATTAATGCTTCTGATGTAGGAGCTATTACAGGATCAGGAATGGATCTTAACTTTGGATTTGCTTACACTTCTTATGTTATCCCTTTCTTGGCTAATGTTAAGTTTGTGTTGAATCCTGCATTTGATAATTTACATACAAATGATATAGAAAATCCAATCATTGATGGAAGACCATTATCATCATATTCATTCATCATATTTGATGTTACTGATCATGGTAATGATAATATCTTCTTATTGAAACTATCTTGGGATAACCAATTGAAATGGTTCTACCAAAATGGAACAATGGACTACATGGGAAGACCTCAAGGTTTCCAATCATCTGGTCAATTTAATGGATACAGAGTTATGATGACACAAACAATGCCGGCTCTTTGGGTTAAAGATCCAACTAAGGTGTTAAAAATTGTAATGAGAAACCCTATTACTGGATTCAGCTTCTAGTATTACTGACTCTGATCCTGGTCTGCAAGAGATGACCTCATAAGCATGACCAGGACTGGAGTGAGTATAAATATTAATAATTTAAAAACTTAAATAAAATGGCTATAGTTTGTCCAGAATGTCCACAAGACGCATGTTGTCACTTCAGGCCCTTATCTCCTGATCCATTCCTTAAAAAAGATGCAGATATGGCCTTGGCCAAATTTGGGCATCTTAATCACATCATAGATATGCTATGTTGTATTTCTGATACAGTTGCAGCATTAGGTGCTATTTTAAGTGGCACAGCTACTTTAGATTTTCCTAATACACTTACTCAAACATCTTCTGATTTAACAATCACTGTAGCAGGAGCAGTAGTAGGTAATGCAGTTTCTTTAGGAACACCTGCTGCTCCAAATGCTAATTCATCTTATACAGCTTTTGTTAGTGCAGCAGATACAGTAACAGTAAGATTTAACAACTACTCTGCAGGAGCAATTAATCCTGCCAGTGGATCTTTTACAGTAAAAGTATTTCAATAGATTTCAATTAAGTTAAACCAACAATCAAAAAAACCAACAACTAATGAGTAATCTAAACATAGTAGAAAAGTATCCACAGCTAAAGCATGGATCTATATCAGTTAAACCATACTTCGATAATTCAATGTCAAACATGGGATTAGAGAAGTATGGTCTTTCTTTACATGATGGTGTATATCATGAAGAACAATTAGCATGTCTTGAGATGAATGGTGTAAAAAGATATGTTACTGGCCTTAATGAATTTGCTCCAGATGTAAAACTTCTTCCTTCAGAATTAAAAGAAGCAAGAATTAAAGAGATAAGAACTATTGTAGCAGAGTGTGAGAAACAACTTTCAGCTAATGTTATAGAAATTGATGACAAAGAATTCTGGAATAAGGTTAAATTACTAAAACCGGATAATCATGAATTCTGGAGTCTGATCTCAATTAGATGTGGAAATGAACCTTTATATCTTGAACCTAATAAAGATCCTTATGATCTTATTAAGTTATGTGCTATAGAGGCAGGTGGTTTTTCTATTGTTGCTAAAAACTATGAGGATGCAAGATCAAGAGCAGTTCCTCCTAAATTCTTTCTTGATAAGTACCAGGAAACAATAAGTACTACAACTGAGTATAAAAAACTTAAGAACCGGGCTATTGCAGAACTACAAAAACTATATGATAAGAATGCTACAAAGCTTCTTTATATAGCAAAAGTAGTAGACACAAACTCGGCACAGTATAAAAAGAGTACTCCAAATGATATTGTCTATGATAACATGGATAGATACATCTCTGGAGAAGGATCAGAAACTAATAAGAAAAGAGCAGCAAGACAATTTGTAGATACAGCAGAACTAGATATGGAGACTCTTAAATTAAGGGCCCTTATAAAAGATGCTACATTCTATAAAGAGATAGCTCCTAAATCAGATGGTTTTATCTACCATATTAATTCTAATACATTACTAGGAAGAAATGCATCTGATATTTTGGAATTCTTCAGAAATACTCTTAATGATCAAGTATTAAATGCTGTAATGAAAGCAATAGAAAAACAGTGGAACAGTTAGTGGATCTATGAGTAAAGATAGATCAGAATATTCAAAAGAATGGTATCAGAAGAATAAAAATAGGATTAAAGAAAGAAATCATATTCATTATTTAAAAAATAAAGTTGAAATTAAAAAAAGAGTAAAAAAATATAGAAATAAGAATCCTCATATAGTAGATAAATATAACAGGAAGAGAGATAAAATAAGATCTTCTTATGATAAAGAAAGATATAAAAATAGTTATAGAAATAGTATCTATAAAAAGAAATATAATATATCTTTAGATGATTATAATAAATTATTTATTAATCAATATGGTCAGTGTTTAATATGTAAAATACATCAATCAGAATTAAGTAAAGCATTAGCAGTAGATCATGATCATAAAACTGGAGAAGTTAGAGGCTTATTATGTAGTAAGTGTAACATCATGTTAGGACTAGTTAATGATGATACTACAATTTTACTAAATTTAATAAAGTATTTATCTATAAATAATATTAAAACTAAATAACCATGGCAATAAAACAACCTAAGATTCAGAAATTTGATAACAAAGAGTATCTATCTGGATTAGTAGATGCATACAATGATATGTATGCAGATCCTAAAGCATATGCTGAATCTAAATATGCAGCTCAGATAAAAGAGCTTGGCCGGGTAAGTCCTAGGGATGCCAGGTACAAAACAGTAATTCCACAGGATAAGAATAAAATTCCTAATTAATAATAACTAAAACTAAAATATCATGAATTATTCAAACAAAACAGAGTCAGCTATTGGTGCTGCTAAATTAGCTGCATATGGTAAAACTGGACAAGGTGTAGGAGGAGTTAAAAATCCTAATCCTATGTCAGTATTTGAGGCAAATGCTGGACACTATCCATTTTGCCATGAATCAGGAGGTAAAGTAACATTTGATAAATCAAATCGTAAATAAAAATGACAACTAAAAAACCAGCTTACAAAACAGGAGGAATGAAAAATTCAAATTCTTCTGCAAAAGTAAACCCTTCTGTAAAGAAAGGTGTAGCAGTTAAAAAAATGGGTAAAAAGAAGTAGTAGATGAATAATGCAGCTATTCAAATAAAGGTTAAAGAAAGACTCAACAAGCTTGATAGCAAGGACTATGATAACATAGAATGCTGGCAAATTGTTGAGGCTTTCAATAAGGCCCAAATTGAATGGTGCAGAAGACAACTAGTAGGTTCTAATATCCTAAGACAAGGAGATGAGCAATCTAAAAGAAGAGTTTCAGATCTTGAGACTCTTCTAACTACAGTTTCTATGGAACTTGTACATGCTCCTCTCTTCAGTGAATCAAGTGTATTACCTGCAGATTTTTTAGAGTTTAAAAGGTTGGAGCTATTTGCAACTAAAGACTGTTGCAAAGAGCCCCGCCTGATAACAGTCTATCTTGGAGAAGAAGCCAATGCTGTTAACTATCTCAAAGATGAAAACAAAAGACCAAGTTATGATTGGGGAGAAACCTTTATTACTTTAATAGGAAATAAAGTCAGAGTATATACAGGTGGAGATTTTACAGTAGCATCCACAAAGATGGTGTACTATACAAAACCCCGGAATATACAGATTATAGGTTGTGTAAGTCTTGAAACACAACAGGTAGTTACAGTTAATGTAACTTCAGAATTAAAAGATGATGTCATTGAAGTAATCATTGATGACACTGTAGCAATACTAGCAGGTGATATAGAAGCTATGAATCAGTACTCAAGAGAAAGTCAGGCAGCAGAAAAGAATAACTAATTATATTTTATGGACACGATACCAAGAAAATTAGCAAGTATGTCCTCTACAACAGGATCAGTAGATTCTTTAACAGCTGCTTGTGTATCAGAATTAATGAATGCTGCAGTATCTTTTCATAAGTTACATCTTAAGATTACTGGCACCGGATCATATGCTGGTCATAAAGCTCTTAATGAAATCTATGATGCATTACCAGGACTTGCTGATGATGTAGCAGAAGGATACCAAGGAGCTAGTGAAAAACTTCTAGTTTATACTGAAGTATCACCTAAAATATTGAAGTCTGTAGATGATGGAGTAAAGTATCTTAGAGATATGATAGCAATGGTAACAGCTTTACAAGTTAAAATGCCTTATAGTGAGATTATTAATGATCTTGATAATGTAAAAACCCAATTTAATTCAACAAAATATAAATTAATTTTTCTTAAATAAAATAATTAATATTTTATTTGGATTTTAAATTTATTATCTTTATATTATAATATGTGTATAAATTTTGTGTATAACTAAAAACTAAAAAACAATGGCTTATTTCAATCATGCATTTGCAAAACTCTTTATTGGGACACATCCTACTCAGGCAGCTGATGGATCCCACTCTGGAGTAACCACAGGATTCTTGGTAACATCCGGAGTACCTAGTGTACAATTAATCAATAGAGCATCACCTTACCAATTAGGATTAGGTGTATTTGGACTCTTTGATCCAAAAACTTATTTATCAGTAGTTGCTGCTGATGCCCAGATTACAACTGGAGCACCGTTGATTCTAGCAAGTACTGCTTTATATCAACATGACAAGATTGGTCCTTTCCATGGTGGATACCAGGAATCAACCAAATCTAAAATGATCAATCCTAAATACGTAAACAGATTTTATAGAGTAGATCCTTGTACACCTAACCAAAATGTGGTGCATGTAGGTAATACTCCTTATACTAATGGTGGTGGAGTAGCCTCAGTAACTATTACTGGTGCTGGAACAGGATACACTAATGGTACTTATACTAACATAGTATTAACTGGTGCAGTTGGTAACGGTGCCCTTGCAACAGTAACAGTAGCTGGTGGTGCGATCACTGCAGTTGCTATTACTGCTCCAGGTAGTTTCTATGATGTAGGTAATGTACTTGGTGTAACTGGTATTACTTTTACTCCTGGTACTGCAGCAGTACTAACTGTAGCAGCTATCACAGCAGTAACTGATGTTACATGCTGCAAAGAGTTTTTATGTGATGAAACATACTTCTTAAGAGTAGATGTTAAAGGTTCACCAGAATTGAGATACTTATCTCGTAATGGATACTGGACTACTGCATCTTACACTGGATGTTGCCCTGCAGGTTGTGGAACTCCGGTACCAGTTGATTCTACTTTAGTATTTATTGGATGGGCTAATGAACTTCTTGCAAATAGAATTGTAGGTCCATTCTTGAATATAGTAATCTATGATGAAAATGGTGTTGGATGGTATGCTCCAGGCCAAGATATTAAAGTTGGTGACACTGGTGGATTTGATTTAAGTCCAGGTGTTGGTGCAGCAACTATCACTAATGCTGGTTCGGGATATAACAATGGTACATTTACTAATGTAACATTCCAAAGTTCTGGTTCAGGTGTTGGAGCTGTAGCAACAGTAACAGTTGCCGGTGGAGTAGTAACTGCAGTAGTATTTAATAATCCAGGTTTAAGTTATGCAGTAGGAGATACTTTAACTTCTCCTTTGTTATCACCAGGAACAGGATTAGTACTTACAGTTACTGCAACAGTGACTCCAACATGGGATAATTACGTATCTCCAGGCCATATTGATGGTGCTTGTGCAGGTATGAAAATTATGGGTGCCTTTATTGACACTAAATTTGGAGATTGTACTTTCTATCCAACTGATTATTTTGAGAAAGAACCAGTTAAAATCCTCCCTTCTGAAGTAGATGAAACAGGAGATGTATGTGCATTCACTGGTCTTTGTATAGTTGAGCAATGTCCTCCAAGACAAGGTATGGGCTTTGGTGAACAAGTTTTAAGAGACTTGATCTTATCAGAAAGCTATATGCAGAATTACTTCTATACTGGAGAAGATCTTCGTATTAGAGAAGTAACTCAAGGATATGATATATCTAGTGCAATTATTAGATCAGCTCAATACTATAGATACTTTATCTTACATAGTGTTCCAAGGTTTAATAACCCAACTGGAGTATTTGATAATGATCAATATCTATTAGAGATCATAACTACTGCAGTTAGTGCTACATTTGAGTCTACAATGGCAACCTGGTTAACAGCTTGTAATTGTTCAATAGCACTTGAAACATATGCATGTGGGGCAGCTTGTCCTGGTGCTTGTGCTATTCTTACCTTTGTACCAACAGCTGGTGCAGTATCAGGTGGAACAGTAGATATACCATATGTATTCACTCCAATTGCAGTATCAGGTGGAACAGCTCCTTATAGCTTTGAAGTTACAGCTGGTGCTTTACCTCCAGGTTTAGTACTAGGTGCTACAACAGGTGATATCACAGGAACACCAACTACTACCGGAACATATGAGTTCACAGTATCAGTAGTTGATACTAATGGATGTCAGACAAATGTTGTTTACTCAATCACTGTAGTAGAAGCAGGATAAATTGTATGAATTGGTAAAGAAAAGGGAAGGAGGACAAAAACTTCCTTCCCTTTTTTATTTTTAATTAACTTTATTTATACATTTAACCTATGGCAAAACATGTCCTAAGTCTAGAAATACCTGATGTACTGAACTCTTGCATTATAAGAGTTATAGATACTTCAGTTTATGATCCTACTATTCCTCTTGAGTGTCCTAAGTTAGAAATAACAAGTCCAGGATTTTGGGAAGCTTCTATAGTACCAGATATAGAACCCGGATTTATAGAGAATATCACAGCATGTGCTTTAGGTATTCAAACAACTAATTGCACTACTACATTCAATACCCTACCAGATGGAGTATATATTGCAAGATATAGTGTTTCTCCCAATGATATAGTCTTTGTAGAATATAATCATTTAAGAATAACATCAGCACTAAAAAAATACAGTAATGTATTATGTTGTCTTGATATAAGAGGTTGTGATCCTACTGCAGAGATAGATAAGTTCATTAGAGAACTTCAGTTCATAAGAACATTATTTGATGCAGCAAAAGCAAAAGTAGAATACTGTCATTCACCAAAACATGGAATGGATATTTATTTATATGCATTAAAGAGACTAAATAAATTAAGTTGTTTATGTGGGTGTGGAAATTGTTAATATGGAAAGACAAGGACATATATATGCATTAGTTGATCCTAGAAATGATCAAATTAGATACATTGGAAAAACTTTATTTCCTAAGTCTAGATTAAGTAAACATTTAACAGAAAAATATCTAGGTACTCATAAACAGAAATGGATAAGATTATTGAAAATTAATAATATAAAACCTAGTTTTAAAATATTATATACAGGTTCTGAATCAAATCTAAATTTTTGTGAAATAGAATTAATAAAACATTATAAAAGTTTCTGTAAATTAACTAACGGAACTATTGGTGGAGATGGAGGAACAGGAAGACAAAATAATAAAGCAATTATAGAAAGGATGAAATCAGATAGAAATCCTATGAAAGAGTCCTCTATAGCTAGAAGAGTTGCTAATATAAACAAACTAAATGGAGTAGATGAATCTAATAGACAAAGAATGTTATCAGATATCAATCCAGGGAAGAAACAAATGAAAAAGATTTATCAATATACAAAAGATAATCTATTAATAAAAGAATGGAATTGTATAAAAGAAGCAGCAGATACATTAAAAATAGCTAGATCAAATATATCCAGAGCCTGTATTGGAAATTTATAGATTAATTATAATGTGGTTGCTAATATTAAACCAACAAACCAAGTAATATGGCAAAATGTAATAATTGTGGAACGTCACTATCATGTGGCTGCCACGTAAGAGTAGCTTTAGATAAACAACAGTGTTGTACAAGTTGTGTTAGTGCATATAACCAGAAACTAACACAACCTAAAGTACAACCAAAACCAGTACAATTACCAAAAAATAATCAAAGTCTATCTCAATTGTAAATAGTATAAATAGTAATGGCTCTAGAATGTAATTGTCCTCCAGGTTATCAGATTACTCCAGATGGTTCTGGCTGCCAGAAAATTACTATTGGAAATCTTTCAGGATATCCTATTAATCAGGTATGTAGTTTAATTAGACAACCAAAGTATAACCTAAATGGAGCTCTATTTTATGAATCAACTAATAGTAGACCATTACCCATAACGTCAGCTATAACTCCAGATAGATTTCTAGATGGAATAAATAATACACTTCTTGTAACTAATTCTAGTGGTCCTACAGTATTATGGGGCAATGGCAATGTAAATAATGGTAGATTAAATAATGCCGGTGTATGGATTTGTGATGATCAAAATCCAGTTCAACATGTAAATGAGTGGATTGGATTTACATTCTGTTTAGAATTACTACAAGAGACCACTTACTATATAGGTATTTCTGCAGAAAATGAATTTAGAATTAAGTTAAATGGTCAAGTATTTGTTCAAACTACAACTTATTCTACACAATTTCCATATCAGTATTGGCATGTATTTCCAATTACACTTCAGGCCGGAACCAATATCCTCTCTTTTGAAGGATTAAGTAGAGGAGGAGCTACTGCAGGATTTGCAGCAGAGATCTATAATGCAACATTAGCTCAATTATTATCTTATGTTTCACCAGTTCAATTAGCTGCAGTAACTATATATTCTAGTATGAGTAGAGTATCCAGTTATTTTGAACTAGCTGAGATACAAGGATACCAGTGTGCCCCCGGATATATTCTATCATTATGTCCTGGTCAAGACTACCAGTGTGTAAAAATAGAGTCAGCACCTATAGTATGTTGTTATCAATTAATAGATTGTGCTAACCCTCAAAATATAGTAATAACAAATAATGATGTAGTAGCACCCTATATAGGAATAGGAGCAATTAAAGTATCAGGAACTAGTTTAGATCCGGATACATGCTGGACAGTAACTCAGATTTCATGTAATGATGTAGATTTTCCAGGTCCAAATCCATTACCAGGAGCAGTAATAACTTCATTCACTAGTTGTGAAACATGTGCACCTCCAATATGTTATTTGATAACTGATTGTGAAAGTGTTGAGCCTACTCAGGTTATATCTAATGATCTAAGTGCATATGTAGGTCAGACAATTAAAGTATCTTCATATGGGGATATTTGTTGGCAAGTAACATTGGCCGGATCATGTGTTGGATCTATAGGACTTCCTGGAGGATATACTATTACTAGTTTTTCAGATTGTGATACATGTAATCCAACTTGTTATATATTAACAGACTGTTCTGATACAGATCCTCATATACCTATTACAGTATCTAATGACTTTGAAGTATATCTAGGGCAGACTATTAAGATAGAATCATTTGGAGATATCTGTTGGACTGTATCATTAGCAAATAATTGTGATAATACTATTGGAGTAATAGTAGATCCTGTAATTACAGTCTTTGCAGATTGTTTAGAGTGTAATCCCCCTATATGTTATTTATTAACCAATTGCACTGGTGTAGAAGATCCTATTGTAACTACATCAAACCTGGCTGAAATAGTAGGTAAGATTGTTAATGAGCTAGTTATTGAAGGAGGACCTGAGATAGATCCTATATTATGTTGGTTAGTATCTATAAGTGGTACATGTGATGATGCAGTAGTTATTACTTCATATAATCCCGGGATCTATGCAGATTGTGAATGCTGTATACCAAAAGTTATAATACCTATTCCTCCTCCAGCTAAAGTTATACCTGATCCAGTAAGGATCTTTTATAAGATAGATGAGAGAGAATGTGATATTAATGATAACAAGAGATTTGGTGAAGGATTCTATAAGGTTGTTAAAAAGCTAAAATATGGAGTAGGTACTTGTTGTGAAGGTATTCATTTACCTCAACTATGGTTAAGAAAGCAATTATCTGACTTAAGTAAACTAGTAGATCCCAATTATTGTCCTGAACAAATCAATGCATGTTTTCCTAATCCATGCAATACTATTTCTACATGTTGTCAAGTAAACAAGTGTAATACTTGTAATCCATGTTCTACTTGTTCAGCAAGTAATTCAATGTTTCCATGCCCAGCTCCTGCACATGTATTTAATGGAGAGATGTGCTATACTAAGTTATGTGTTGCTGAGTTTAATACGGAAGATACTATTTCAAGTATTTTTGCATTCACAATAGGAGGTGCAGCAATTAATACTCCGGTTACATTATCTACAACTTCTACTATAGATCAACTACAAGCACTGCTTACAGCATCTATATCTATATCTTCAGTTAATTTAGAGATAATCACTTTTGATGAAACAGGTATTTGTATATTACTTCAGAGAGTGAATACTACAGCTCAAGGAGAGATAGGGGGATGTTTATTTTATGTAGGAACAAATGACGAAATCCTATGTGGTACAATGATATGTAGTGAATTATCAGATTGTCCAATACCTCCAATCCCGGCTGTTACAGATGCATAGTTATATGAAGGTGATGGTGGTACTTCTACTGAAGCTTTCTTTTTACAAGATGATGAAACTTTTTGGCTACTTTAGATATTTATTTTGGAGATTAAAAAAATTAATTGTATATTATATTAACACACATAGAGACATGCTTCCAATACAATCAAATACAAATCAAGAGGGGTGTAATCCAATATCCTCTAACTGTGTTATCTGGCAAGGACCTGATATTCCTTGTATAACACTATGTAAAGGGGATTCTGTAAGTGATGTAGTAGCTAAGTTAGCCCAGGAGCTCTGTACATTAGTTGATCAATTAGATATTAATACTTTTGATCTTACCTGTTTTAACCCAATTTGTCCTACCCCGGAAAATATTCATGATCTTTTACAATTTGTTCTAGATAAGATATGTACACTAGAACAGTGCTGTAATGGAGAAGCTCCTCCTACACCTACAGGATGTCCTGATTGTGTAGTTAATATTGCTCCTTGTTTCTATTTTATAAATCAATTAGGAGACCAGATCACTACAATGCAGTTAACAGACTATGTTACTGCAATTGGAAATAAGATCTGCACTATACTACAGACTATTACTACTATACAACAGACTCTTGCTAATCATGAAGCAAGGTTAACTTATATCGAATTAAACTGCTGCAGTGATGTTCCACAACCAGAAGTAACAATGTTTCCGGTTTGTGTAATCACTCCACCACCTTCTGATCCAGTACCAATATCTACAATAGTTGCAGCTTTAGAACAACAGTTCTGCGAGCTCAGATCGGCAACAGGAACACCTAATGATATATTTCTATCTATACAGAAACAATGTGCCGGTCTAGATCTAGAGCAGTCACTAGGACTTCCTGGAGTAAATATGGGTAGTCTCTCAGGATGGATCACTCAAGTAAATTATAATGATCTAGCAGACTCAATCAATAACATGTGGATCACTATATGTGATTTAAGAGCTGCAGTTAAAAATATTCAAGAAACATGTTGTCCTACAGGATGTGAGGCTTTAGTAATTAATATGACAGCTACTTTCTCAGGTACAATAATTACACTATTCTTTACCGGCTCAGTACCTGCAGGATTTATAGATTGCTTCTCTGCAGGAAATGAGTTAATAATTACAGATTGTTTTGGAACACAGTTAATTACTAATATACCGGTATTAACATATGTTAATAACATACCAGGATACTCAATAGATATTTCTGCAACACCTTTAAGCCTTGCTTGTAATTTCAATCTTGAGCTATTTGGATGCTGGACTAATCCTTCAACTAATACAACCTGTGAGAGAGAGATTAATTATACTATAGTTAATACTACAGCTTGTCCTACTATAACTACTACTCCTACTGAGACAACCATTCCATTCACATTTAATAATATAGTAGGAACACCTATAACATATACTATTCAGTTGTATGATGCAGCAGGAGTTACTTTGGTAACTTCTATGAACTTCATTAATCCTGCAATAGGCCCAGTAGGTGGAACATTTAGTGGTGCAGGTGTGACTTCAGGAACTACATATAAAATAAGAGCAGTAGTGACTGTAGATGGAGTTGATATCTTCTGTCCTTTTGGAACAGTATCTACATTACCGGGATCATTCTGGTTATGGACAGGTACAGCAGGAGACCCGGCCAGAGGATACTTCTTACAACTTGATGGATCAAAATGGCTTTTAGGATAATAATTTAAAAACTAAATAAAATGGCAGTAGATAAAAGAGTCGATCAATTTAACTTAGCTGTAGTACCACTAGCTTTAACAGATATTTTCCCTGTAGTTCAAGGACCAGGTACTGCTGCTTTACAATGTACTCTTGCAGATATAAGAGATGGAGCATTACAATTACCTGTTTCAAATACTGTATTTGTAGATGAAAGTTTTGGATCAGATAGTACTGGTCTGGCTGAAAGGGCAGATTTGCCTTTTTTAACCAAAGCAGCAGCTTCAATTGCAGCAGCAGCATTAACTCCTAGTGCTACCAAAAGGATAAGTATTAGTGTAAAAAACTTTAATTCTGCAGAAGGCATAGTTCTAGGTAATTTTATTGATTGGGACCTCAATGGAGGATCTATAGATCTGGCAGCAGGAGTACTAGCTGCTATTGATGATAATAATATAGCTTGTAATAGTGTTATATATAATGCCCACACTATACAAAGAACTACAGCAGGAACAAATGGCCATGCTATTAGACTTCAGAATGCAGGAAGTGTAGTTACAGTATATGCTAATAATTTTAATTCCAACCTTCTTAATACTATTCTTCTTACTAACGGTACACTAACAACTTACGGTACTGTAAATACTACTAATGGAACACCTATACAAGTACAAGCAGGTATACTAGTTTCCAATGGAAATATAGTTAGTACTAGTGGAGGTATTTTAATATCTGCAGGAACTGCTACTTTAAATGGAAATATCACAAATTCAGCAGGTCAAGCAATTACCAATACCGGAGGAACTATAACTATGAATGGTAATATCAATGCATCTAGTAATGCTGCCAATATAGTGATCTCTGCAGGATCAACCATTCTTAATGGAAATAGTACAAATACACTTGGTATATGTGGTACTACAACAGGTTACGGAAATCTTACAGTTAATGGAAATACTACATCAGGATCAAATGCTTCAGCACATGGTTATCAATTAGGATCTACAGGAAGATGTGTATTTAATGGAGATATAAGTAGTAGTGCTGCAGGAGCAGTTGCTGTAAATAATAGTGGAGCAGCTGTAGGAGGACAAATAATTGTCAATGGAGGAACTATAACAAGTACACTATTTGTACCAGTTATTAATTTTGGTAGTGGAGTACTAATACTAAACTCTTGTAGAGTTATAACACCAGCTGCAGCAACAGAAGCAATTAGAAAAGATTTTGCTTCAACTTTAATATTAAACTCTACCACTCTTATTGCAGGAGCAGGAGCTAATTCTATAAATAGTGTTACAGCTGAAAATGTCCATGTATATGGAACATCTGTAGCTAACTTGGCTATCAATGGAAATACTACTATATTAGTAGGAACTCTTGTAGTAGATGCAGCAGTAGTATAATTATAAAACTAAATCAATCATAATTATAAAACTAAATCAATCATAATTATAAAACTAAATCAATCATGGCAGTAGACAAAAGAGTAGACCAATTTGGATTAGCAACCACACCACTTGCTCTAACAGATATTCTTCCTATAGTTCAAGGAGCTGGAACTGCTGCTTTACAAACTACTTTACAAGACATCAAAGATGCAGTAAATGATGAGTTTACAGTAGAGACTACTATCCTTTCTGCAGATGTTCTTACTTTAAATTCAACTCCTATAGACTTAATTCCAAGTCCTGGAATTGGTTTTGCTAATTTAGTTACAGTAGCTATCTTTAAGATAAGAACTTATGGAGGAACTCCATACGCAACAAATACAACTTTAGGATTAGTATATGATACTAGTTTAACTGTAATAAATGGATTTACTGAGAGATTAGCAAATGCAGGAACTTGTATCTGGATACCATCTTTTGGTGTTAGTATGGCTGCAGCTCATTCTAATCCAGCACAGCTTGAAGAAAATAAAAAAGTTCAAGCATATGTCTTTACTGGAAATCCTACAGCAGGAAATAGTGATATATTAATTTATTTAAAATATAAAATAATTCCTGTATAATCATGGCAATAAATAAAAGAGTAGATCAATTTGATCCAGCTCCTCCTCTTTCAGGAGGAGATATTTTTCCTATAGTCCCTTTTGGGACAACTACAGCTAAACGATCTACTTTACAGGATATAGCAAATTTTGTATCAACTCCAGGTAATAAAGTTTTTACTGATGCAGTAGCAAGAGTTTCTTTAAATTAACAGATAAAGGAGTAATGACTTATACTAAACAAAATCAGGATATTCTTGATAAAATATGGAAGAAACAAAACGAGGAATTAGTAGACTATGATACTCCATATTTTGCAACATCAATTGAGGGAGTAGAAAATGAATTAGCTTTATTAGATGTATTAACTGGAATAATTGTCAATGTAGATATAGAAACTTTGTATACAAAAGACATATCTATATAATAAAAATTAATATTAAAATATATAACTATGAATTGTGGACATAAAGCCCCATGTGGCTGTAAAGATCAGGCTTTTACTACAGTTCCTACATTTCCTTGTCCAGGAGATGCAAGCTGTCCTAATCCTGAACCTTGTTCTGAATTCTTTGATGCTAATTGTGTCATATACTCAGGCCCTAGTATTGTAGATGTTCCTATTAATACCGGAGACAGACTCAATTCTATTATTCAAAAACTTATACTATTGGCTACTAACCCGGGATGTGTTACAGGTGGAACATGTGCTTCTGTGAATACCCTTTCTATTATATCTATCACAAATACTAGCATTACTCCAGGGTGGGCTTTAGTAACAGATGTATTAACCTATCAAGTTGAGTACAAACTAGCATCTAGTGGTGTATGGATATTAAGACCTTTACTTGGTCCAACAGCTACCACAGATACTATTACCGGACTTATACCAAATGAAGAATATCATATAAGAGTTAATGCTACATGTACTGTAGGTAATTGTTATTCAGTGACATTATTAGTTGAGACATTGGCTTAAAAAGTTGCTACTTGTTGGTTTAGTCAGTAGCTTTTTCAAAGAGAGACCCCGGTGAAAATCGGGGTTTTCTCTTTCATATTATTTATTAACTTAGTAAAACTTTTTAATATCAGATAATTTTCGTAAATTATAACTATCCATGACTTCTACAGTAGTTAAAAAACCAAATATTAAAGGTCCCAGATTCAGAGACAAACATATCTACTCATTATCTAAAGAGTTATTTAAACAATTTACTGAAAAGTATCCTCAGTATATAGATGTAGATTATAAAATATTTAATAAAGTTATAAAAAAGGATAATGAAAATATTTGGAAAAGTATAGTTGAACTAAGAGATGGAGTAAAATTAAGAGAAGGATTAGGAAATATTATTATAGTAGGATGTAATCCAAGCAAGAGAGAAGTTATTGATTATAAAAGATCAGAAGAAGCCGGCCATAAAGTTCTTCATAAGAACTGGGAGTGTGATAATCATTTAGCAAAAATTATATATACTAATTATGGAACCAAATACAAATTTAGAAATAGAGAACTCTGGTCCTTCTTTGCAGTAAGACAGTTCAAGAGAGCAGGCTCAAAAGAGTTTAGAAAAGACTACAAGAAATTTGTTCATCTTGCAAGTGGAGTTAAAGCATCCAGACTTTTTTCTAACAAGCCTTATATAGATTTTGTAATTCCAGTTAAGGAAATTGATCTTACTAATTATGATGAATTTAATTTTGATTAAATGGCAACAACAATAGGAGCTACTACATCCCGGGTAAGAAACTCAGTTAAGGCTGTAAAAGAAGATTCCTTTCTTACAGATAGATTTATATATAGTCTTATAATTAAATGGGCTAAATTATATATTAAAAGAGAAGAAGGCAGGAACCAACTCATAAAATTCAGTACTCTATTCAGGACTATTCCATGTATGGAATTAATAGAAATAGATAGAATAGAAGCTTGTTGTGGAGGAGTGACATCTGATTGTTTATTTAAGAGAAGTAAAGAGAAAGTTCCAGGAATAATGGAAGCTAGATTTGGGCCACTATTTAGAACAATCAGTTCTATAGATGGATCGGAAGAAGTATTTCCTACAGCTCCTTCTACTTATACTTCAATGACTAAGACATCGACCTTTAAGTATAACAAGAGACAATACTATTGGTATATAAATGAGTATTTATATTTTCCAAATTTAGACTGGGAGTCGGTAATGGTAGATGGTATATTTGAAAATGATCTAGTAACTTTCACATGTGCTGATGGATCAGGAGATTCAGCATGTACTCAAAGACAAGATCAGGTCACTCCAATTCCGGATTTCCTCTTTGCAGAAATAGAGCAGGCTGTAATAAAAGATCTATTTGGAGTAATGCAAATACCTTCTGAACCTAATACAGATGATAAACAAGGTACTATAAGAACATAAGACTATGAACTTCAACTACACATTAAAGTATCAGACATTTGATTCTCTCTTTGAGAGTGTTAGAGTTGATATGAAAACATATTCTCTAGAAGGAAAAATAGAACCTCAGCAGTTGATTAAAGTTGCTCTTAGATGTAACTATGATCTTGGTCTTAGGATTAACATGGTTAAGAACACAGTTCTTGATATAGTAAATGGAAAAGCAAGACTTCCAGAGGATTTCAGGGTCATGAACTTTGCTCTATTATGTGGTAGTTTTACAGAGACTTTTATACCAGGCCAGGGAACTAACATACAAGAAGTTCCTATTAAAAATATTATTCCCACTTACCAAGATCCAATAGAACCTAATCCATGTACTGATGTAGTTATTGATGCATGTACACCAACATTAACTCCTAATACCACCATTCCTATTTGTCTTACAAGATGTACAGATAGCTGTGGTAAAAATACTACCGGCTTTCAATTAGTTCAAGTAATAAATACTATTTCAAGGAGCTATAATATGATGTATCCAATAAGATTTAAGAATTCACATGATATAAATTGTGAGTGTCCTAATCTTAACTGGATGTGTAGAGATGAAGCATTTATAAAAAATGGATTCATATGGTTTAATGATGGCCTAAATCATAATCTAAATCATTCTAATAGTCACTCTACTAGAAATGAGATGTGTGGAAAAGTATATATCAACTATGAAGGAGCACTAGAAGATGAATCAGGTAATATATTAGTTCCGGATCATCCATATATGAATGAATATTATGAATATGCTCTGAAAGAAAGGATACTAGAAAATCTATTAATGGAAGATGAGTCTGTAGAAAAGGCATTAGGACTAGTTCAACAAAAACTTAGAGGAGCAAGAAATAATGCTCTCACAGTTGTCAATACTCCTAACTTCTCTGAAATGGCTAAGATGTGGGAAACCAATAGAAAAGCTATGTACTCTAAATACTATGATATGTTTTCTAGTTATTCACCAGGTTCAAGTCCAAGATTTTTACATAATAATGCAGTATAAGTATGGCTCAGGATCCTCAGAATACAAGTAGTCAAAAAGGAGCATCTTTCAATAGAGGGTTGATAATGGATGTGAATGAGTCCTCTATTCCAGAGGGAGCATACACAAGAGCTAGGAATGCAACTGAGTACACAGTTACAGGAGATCTTAATACCAGATCTAATGAACCTTCTAATTTATTATGTGTTACTTTCCCTTATCCTTGTATAGGAACTATTCATCTATATGGTGATGTCTGGGCAGTGTATCTAACTGATGATACTAACTCAGAGATAGGAATATTTGATGATAGTGAGTGTAGTTATACACCTATTAAGAACTCACTTGGACAAGTAATGAATCCATCCAACTGTTTAGGATTCAATAGAAAATATCTTATTAAAGGAGTATCCAAACAAAACTTTGATTGTAGTTATCAGACTTATTGGGATGATGGAAATGCTCCTACAAGAACTATTAACATAAATAGTCCGGCATTTCTTGAAAATTGTAATACTATTAATAATTGCATTACCTGTACTCCTACTACTGATCTAGATTGTGAAGAATTAAGATTAGCAAGATTTGTAAAGAATCCTTGTATAAGTATTACAAGAGGACATAATGGAGGAAATCTTCCTAATGGATCCTACTTTGTAGTAATAGGATATACTATCAATGATCAGAGAGTAACTGACTATTCTACTCCATCTAATATTCAATCTATTTTTGAACATGAGAATTTATCAGGTTCACTTAACATTACTATTAACTCAATTGATACAGAACATTTTGATGAGTTTGAATTAGTAGTAGTAAGAACTATAAATCAACAGACATCAGCTAAAAGAATAGGAATATATTCTACTAGAACAAATCAGATATTTCTAGATCAGATAGCAGAAAGTCTTCCCAGCATTCCTATTGAACTAATTCCTTTCAGATCTCCTGTTTATGATAAATCAGAAGCAGTATTTGAAACAGGGACTTATATGCTTAGGGTAGCCCCCACCACAAAGTTTGATTTTAACTATCAGCCACTAGCCAATAGGATTACAACTAAATGGATTTCTGTAAAATATCCTGCAGACTACTATAGAAAAGGTGGTAATGTTACTTCTTATTTAAGAGATGAAGTATATCCGTTCTTCATAAGATGGGTGTATAATACAGGGGACAAGTCTTCTTCTTATCATATACCTGGTAGAGAAGCTACAGCTACTGATTTACTACCAGCTACTGCAGGTAATGATAAACTATTTCCTGATGAAGATGTAAGATGGAAAATATATAATACAGCAACAGGTAATACAATCCCCAATATAATACTACCAGATGGAGGAGTTATTATAGGAGAAGGTCTTATGAGTTATTGGGAGTCAACTGAAATATATCCGGATAATAAACCAGATATCTGGAATCAGAGTAATCCTCCTGCAGGCCCAGATACAAGCCATGTTGATTCAAGTGGAATATCATGGAGTTTACTTCCTGGAGACATGCCGGTAAATCTTTGTGGTAAACCTATTAGACATCACAAGATGCCTGATAATTTATCAGTACCTAATGTAACAGAACACTTTAAGAAAGATGCAACTGGTAATATTGAGATTAGAGTTCTAGGAGTACAGTTTGATAAGATCAGAGCACCTAGAGATAATCATGGAAATCTTATTCCCGGGATAGTAGGTTATGAAATATTAAGAGGATCCAGAGAGGGAAATAAGACTATTATTGCAAAGGGTATGATCAATAATATGAAAACATACTCTTTATCTCCTTCTACAAAACAAGGATTATATCCTAATTATCCTTATAATCCAATAAATGCAACTGTAAGTAATCCAGATCCTACTCTATCTCCACAAGATCAATCTGATAACGGAGGATTAGGAGCATTAAAAACTCCTCTATTATACTTTGGTAATGCAAGTAGATCAGCTTATACATTCCATTCTCCGGACACTCAGTTTAAAAATCCATTTCTTTCAGCAAAAGAAATAAAACTCTATGGAGAAATTAATGGAATAGTATTAGGAAACTTTGAAGAAGTACCAGAGCATCCTAAAGAAAAACTTTTAGGAGACTTATCCTTTCTACTTGCTGCTATATTAGGCTTGGCTTCTGCAGCACTTGCTGTCAGAGGACAAAGAACACGTACTTACCAGGCTCCTCAATCTTCTACTACTAGTTTCATAGCTCCTGTAATAGGAGGATTTGATCCAGGATTAATAACTGCACCTATAGCTTTAGGTGCTTATTCAAGTCTTACTCAGTTAGTTATTACTCCTACATCAATGACATTACTTAATGTACTTGCAGATGCAGTAGGGCTACCTAATACTGATACAGCTTTAATAGCAGCCGGATATACTGCAGGAGCTCTTCCAGGATTAACTGCAGGAACTACCACAGAGAGTGTGGAATTAGCCACATCTGATTATTTAGGACCTATTACTAAAGCATTAACCGGTTTAGTAACTCTTGGATACTATTGGACATTAGGTACAGACACTGCTTTAAGATTAATAGAATCATTAGTTCCATATAGACAATATGCATATAGATATAGATCTCATGGATTTTATGACAACTTCTCTGCAGGAAATGCAGTACCTGGAAACACAAGGAGATTAATTACATCAGCTAATTATCTTGATAATCAGTTTCAAGATTTTGGGAGTAATTATAGAATAAATAATCTTTATAGAGGAAGAGCAGTAGCTATTGAGATTGATCCTACAAAGGCTATCTCATATCCTCTAGGATCTGATAATACAGTACAGAGTATAAGCACTGCAGCACTACTAGGTACTGGTGCAATAACTTTAAAAGATCCAGATAAAGAATTTACCACAGTAACTACAACCTATTATGCAGCTCTGAAAGTAAGAATAGAGAATCAATATGGACAGATGACTTCTATCCAGGAGATTCCTATTACTTGTGTATTTGACTCTATAGATCCGGTTACAGAAGAACAATTATTAACTGATCAAGCCACTCCTCCGATCTTTGGAGGAGATACTTATATCACCAGATATACAGAGAAGAATACCTTTTTCTATTTCTATGATTGGTTATTAGGTCAACCAGATGGAACAGAGTTTAATTATAGATTAAAATACATGGTTAACTTTCCTAGATACTGGGCTGATTTCACCAAGTATGAAACAGGAGAATTTCTTACAGGATTTTTAAATTTTATTACTCCTGGTCCAGGTTTTTTAAGTATAAATTCTTTAACTGAAGGTCTTCCTTCAGGTAGGGCTAATCTAGATAGAATCAGTAATGGAAGTTCTGTATTAAGTAATATTTTTGGAGCATTAAGATTTGGATTAAAAGATGCATATTTTTATTTATTTCAATCAGGAGTAAGAGACTTCTTTGTAGAATCAGAGATTAATACAGAACTCAGAGACTGGGGTAATGAAGATTCAGAAAGACATTATGATCCATATAGATATACTGATACTGCAGCTTTATTTGCTCCAAAGATTATTAAGGCCGGGAACTTCTTCAAGTATGATATATCTCTATCTATATCCAGATTATTTATAAACTTTATTTCATGGGGTAATCAACAACCAAGAGATTATGATCCTATCATAGCAGAAAAGTGTTTTTCTTATTTTCCATTTAGGGCTATATATTCACTACCTCAGAATCTAGAGAACAAGAAAGATTACTGGAGAGTATTCCTAGCTAATAATTATAAAGATTTCAAAAGCAAGATCACAGCTATTAAACCCATAAATAAATCTGGGGCCCTTATTCTTTTTGACACAGCTTCTCCTATAGAGTTTCAAGGAGTAGATACTCTTCAAACTTCATTAGGAACCAAGATAACAATTGGGGATGGAGGATTATTTTCCCAGCCATTACAATCAGTTAGTAATGCAGATGACTCCTTGGAGTATGGATCATGTCAAAATAGACTTAGTATATTAAATACACCATTTGGATTATATTATATTAGTGAGAACCAAGGTAAAGTATTCAGGTTAACTCAGGGATTAAAAGATATAACATTTTCAGGATTAAAGTTCTGGTTTAAAAAGTATTTACCTTATTTCTTAACTCAGGATATTCCTAATTATCCACACACCGATAACCCAGTTATTGGTATAGGATGTCAATCTATTTATGATAATCAACTAGAGACTATATACTTCTGCAAGAAGGATTATAAAGTTAGAGATCAATATAAAGGACAGATCATTTATAATGAAGTAAGTAGTTCTTTAGTACTAATTAGTGGAAATGATACTCAGGATATAGTATTCACACCAATTCAGTTAACAGATACTCAATATTTTGAAGATGCTTCCTGGACAGTAAGTTACAGTCCTAAAGCAAATAATGGAGATGGTGGTTGGGTATCTCATCATGATTGGCACCCGGAACTATATATTCCAAGCAAGAATAACTTTATGTCTATTATTACTAATCCTATCACCAAGAAAGGTGAGGTATGGAGACACAATAATAGAACAGATAGCTTCTGCAATTATTATGGTACAGATTATCCTTTTGAATTAGAGTATGTAACTTCTACCGGGACTATAGTAAATACAGTAAGATCATTAGAGTATTATCTGGAGTGTTATAAATATGATCTATCGGGAATCAATAAATATCAATTACTAGATTTTAACTTTGACCAGGCTATTATATCTAACACAGAGCAGACCTCTGGAGTATTAAAATTAAATCTTACTCCAAAGAACAATCCAATAAAGGGACTACTTTATCCTATAATTAATCCTACAGATATTGATATACTATATAGTAAAGTAGAACAGAAATATAGATTTAATACTTTCTGGGATATTACAGATGATAGAGGAGAATTTTCAGCTGCCCAAAGAGTAATCTGGCTTAATGATGCTAATGGATATACAAGAACCTTAAATCCTTTAAATCTTAATTATCAAAAGAATTCATTTGAAAGAAAAAAATTCCGTCACTATTTGAATTACGTGTCCCTACAAAGGAAAATATCAGGTGACGTAAAAATGATTGTAAAAATTGCAATAACCAAATTACTAGAATCTAAACGATGATTTATCAAGGAGATTATATAAATTTTAATAGTACAGGAATATATAAAATAACTAATATTATCAATGGAAAATTTTATATTGGAAGTGCTATATCATTTAGAACTAGATATAATCAACATCTATCTAAGCTAAATTTAAAAAAACATCATAATAAACATTTACAATATTCATATGAAAAATATGGAGCTGATAATTTTGAATTTTCTATTATAGAATTATGTAAAAAAGAAGAAATATATTTTAGAGAACAATATTATTTAGATAATTTATATCCAGAATATAATATGCAACTTAAATCAGGTATCTGGAGAGGAAACCATGTAGTTAAAAATAAAGGAGGATTTAAAAAAGGATATAAACCATCGGAAGAAACCTTAAAAAGAAAAGCTGAAGCTGTTAAAAGAAGAAAATTAGAGGGAATAAAAAGGAAGAGTCCATCTACTCCCAGATCTATAGAATCTAGAAAAAAAATAGGAGATAAACTTAGAGGAAGAAGTCACTCTCAGGAAACTATAGAAAAAATTATAAAAACTAAGACTGGAATATCCAATTATAAGTTAAAAGGAATTCCTAGAACTAGAGAATCTATAGAAAAACAAATAGAAACTAGAAGAAAATTGAGACTAAATAGTATATCTTTATAATAATGTTTTCTAACTTAGGATATAAAAAAAATTCTCCGGATGTTAATAACCCATTTAATGTTATAAACTCTAATAGAATAACTATGAAAGGAGTAGATAAAAAACTACTTCTTATTCCAATGGGAGAGAATGGTACTGGTGATCCAGTACTAGCTAAACCAGGAGAAGAGTATCATTTTCCAGATCATTCACATGTATTAGAAATTCCTGCAACTAAACAAATCATGAATCAGTATAAAAAGCTAAAACAAGGAGGCAGTCCTAATTTAATATCAGATAATATGAAACGATTAAAAGGAAACTACCAAACAGGAGGAACTAATACAAGTTATCCTAAAGGATTTGATCCTACTTTATTAAGTCAATATTTACCATCTGGTCAACAACCTTTATCAACAGATCAGTTATATGCATTAGGCTATACCAAAGATGCTGGATCATCCCAATTCTTAACTCCTTCAGGAGATTATAGAGCATATAAAACAATTCCACAAGGTACTCCAGAATGGAATAATCCTAATAATCCATATTATACTCCTGATGTGTCTGCTCCTAAAGCTAAGAGAACTACACCTCCTCCAACACAACCTCCTGCTACATTTCCTGTAGAACCGGTAATGAATAATCTTAATAATAATCCTTCTGATATTACTTCTGATTCATACATAGGTCAGATAAAGCCATATACTAATCCTCCTACGGTTCCTAAATCTCAAAGAAGAGGTGTACAAAATCTTGGAATTAATATACATAAACCAGGAGCTAATAAATATGGATTCAACTATGGAGGATCTACTAATAATCTTAACATTCCTCCTGTTATGTTTAACATGGGAGGAGTTCCCTGTAAAGAATGTGGAGGAGCTATGCAAGAGGGAGGATCTACAGATTTCAATTCAAGTAATATGCTTGATGAAAAGAAAAATGATTTCATGGATTGGTTAAAAAATACCTCATTAGATGCTGTACATGAAGAGATGATTCCTCATGCTACATTTCATCATATGCCAGATGGTTCTATAATGTCAGATGCTGAGATGACTAGTGGAATGGAAGATATGGGATATATGAAAAAGGGAGGAAATTGGATTCCTAAAAATCTTAAAAAAGGAAGATGTACTCCTTTAGGTAAACCAGGATGTCCTCCGGGATCTCCTCAATATAATTTAGCTAAGACGTTTAAAAAACATCATGGATTTCATAAAAAACAAGATGGTGGTATAAATGATCAGTTCTTTACTCCAGAAAATGATGGAAATAATATAAGAAAATTTATTCCTCAATATGCACAAGACGGAACTCAGGTTACTGGTAGAGAAATGAATGACAAACCGGTATGTAGTGAGGAAGATATGCATAATCCATTCTCTATTTGTTATGATCCAAGACTACTTAATGCCAACAATATGGCACCTATAGCAGAAATGAACCCTTATGCAAGTACTACATATATGGGAACTCAGTCTGATCTTAATGCTACCAATCAACAACTTCAAGGATATCAGAGTGATCTCATACAAGGACAAAGTAATGCTATAGCAGTTCAAGCTGCTCAGTTTAATCAACAATCTGCAGCAGGAGATATGTATGGACCAAATACAACTTCAACACCTCCATCATCTACTTTTAAATTTAATCAAGGAACAATGTCAGGAGAAGATCAAGCCAATATGGGTATACTCGGCATGGAAGCATTGACTAATATCTTTAATACGAGAGACAGAAAAACTAGGGAGAAGCAATTAAGAGATAAAACTCATGCTGATCAAGTATTCACAAGTACCCCGGGTAATGCAGGATCAAGAGGAAATTATGATATTAATCAAGGATACTTCAGAGCTGATCAAATGATACCAACCCAATTTACAGGAGCTGCCGGCCAGTATAGAAAATATGGAGGATCTTATGATCAAGGAGGAGAATATTACTTATCAGATACTGAAATACAAGACCTGAAAAATCAGGGATATGATGTTGAATACTTAGACTAATATTGATGAGAAAAGTAAAAATTAAAAAGAAAGCATCTCCTTATAAAGGAGGAGGTTCTACAGGATTCAGATCAATAGATCAGGGCAATCTAATTTATCCTATTTATAAACCTAATGACTGGGCTGAACCTAAAGAATCTGTTCAACAAACTTTACAACCAGTTCCGGAAGAGGACTCCAATCTAGAAGCTGAAAAAGGTGAGACAGCATACATACCAAATGTAGCTGGCCTAGCTGCTCATTATAAAATAGGAGGAAAGAAACATTCTGAAGGAGGAACTCCTTTAAATTTACCAGATGATTCTTTCATTTTCTCAGACACTAAAAAGTTAAAGATTAAAGATCCTGATATCCTTAAGTTCTTTGGAAAATCAAAAGGTAGTTATACCCCAGCTGAATTAGCTAAACAGTATAATATAAATGAACAAAGAAAGATATTAGCTGATCCAGATAATCAATCTGATAAAGTAAGAATCCAGGATGCAGAAAATATGATAGCATCTTATAATATCAAGTTGGGTAAACTAGCTCTTGTACAAGAAGCCAAAAAAGGATTTCCTCAGGGAATTCCTAGTATAGCTTTACCTTATCTTGCAGTTACCGGTATTGAACCAGATCAGATCTTACCATTAAAAGCTCCAGTACAAAAGGCAGCTGAGATAGCTTCTGCTCCAGGCCCAGAACAACCAACAGCAAAATATGGAATGCAGGTATCTAAAGTAAAGATATCTAAGAAACCATACAATAGTGGTGGACCATTTCATGCTGGCCCCCAAGATTGGGCAAATAAAGGCAATGCATTAATGCACGAAGGAGGTAATGTACAACCTGTAGAGAAAGCAGATTATTATACTCAGGCTTATAATCTTCTTCAGACTACTTTAACCAGTCCTGGAAATGAACCATTAAGAGATAAGATATATGAGGAGTGGAAAAACAAACCTGAGAATAAAGGAAAAACAGATTCTAAAGAAGATGTAATCAATAACTTTCTAAAGGCCCAAAAACAAATATTCACTATTCAGAAAGCTCACCCTTCTGCTACTAGTAAAGAAGCTTTAAAGACCAGATCATGGGATAGAGGAACTAAGAAGAATGAGACATATACTAAAGAAGCTAAGAAACTTGGATTAGATCCTATGAGTGAGGATGAGATCAAGAGCTTTCAAAGTGCTTATAGAGTAATCTCAGATCTTTCAGATTCTCCGGAATTTAAACCCATCTTGGAGAATTTTAATTTATCTCCTGTAGGAGTAGCTGATCAAACTTATGGTAAAGGAGCTAAACCTATTAGTCCAGTAGATGGATGGTTTGGAAACACTACAGTAGGCCAGGCTATGTTACCTAAACAAACACCGGCCCCAGCTGAAATGAGAGGAGCTCAGGAGCAACAAGGAGAGGCATCTAATATTATACCTAAGGATTTACAACTTACTCAACAAAGAGTTAAAGCTCCATGGTGGTTACAGGATAAAATTAAAACAGCAGGAGCTGCAGGAGATTTCTTAAGAGTAAAGAAATATCTTCCATGGTCTCCTTCTATATCTCCTTTTGTACCTGAACCTACATTTTATGATCCTACAAGAGAACTAGCATCTAATGCAGAACAGATGCAGATAGGTACTCAAGGAGCTACAGCTTTTGGAAATCCTCAGCAATATGCAGCAACCTTTTCTGGTATACAAGGACAAGGAGCAAGGAATGCAGCTGATATCCTAGGGAAGTATAATAATCTTAATGTTGGAGAGGCTGATAAATTTGCCGGTATGAAGGCTGATATCATGAATAAATCTAATGAAGCTAATGTTAATATAGCCAGAGATCTATATGATAAAACTACTATAGCTAATCAACAGTTTGATAATGCCAAAAACATGGCCCGGCAAGAGCTAAGATCATCTTATATAGATGCAGTAACTAATAGAGCTAATGCCCAAGTACTCAATACTCAGTATCTACATAATCAAAATGACCCCAACACTGGTGGTATGCAAGGGTTCTATAAAGGATCTAAAATGAAACCAGGTCCTTCAGGAAGTGAATACCATGCACAAGCTCAAGCTCTTTCAGATGCTATTAATAAGTATCCAAATGTTCCTCCGAATCAGTTAGCTAAGATCATGGGACTTGATGTAAAAACAGGACAGGATTTCGATCCTTCTCCTGAGGATAATTTACAAAGAGGATATGCCAATAGACAAGCAACTCCTATTACAAATTATATGAATAATGAATAACTTATTATCACAGGTTTAAACTTAAAGATTTATATTAAATTTAATTTAAACTTGTAATAAAATTGTACTATTTTTATCCCACATACATAATCTATGGCTAGTTATATACCAGGTATTACCGATTACATACCACATATCCAACCTTTTCAGCCGGATCTAAATTTTTATCAAGCAGGGCTTGAGAGAAAAGAGGCACAGTATAACCAAGGATATAACAAGATCAGTGGAATTTATGGATCTCTTCTTAATTCTCCTATGTTAGGAAGTGTAGATAATGAAACCCGGGATAAATTTTTCAAAGATATAGAATCAAGTATTCAAAAAGTATCAACACTTGATCTTTCACAAGAGCAAAATACAGATGCTGCTTACCAAGTATTCCAGCCATTGATAGATGATAAGAACATTATGAAAAACATGGCCTGGACTAAAAAATACCAGAACCAATTAACAAGAGCAGAAGGATTTAGAAATTGTGTTGATTGTGGAGCAAAATGGTGGGAAGGTGGAGTAAGAGCTCTTAATTATCAAGCTGAAGATTTTGCAAAAGCAGCTGATAATCATAATGCATCTTCTATGGAGGATCCAAGATATACTCCATATATAAGTATACAAGAGAAAGCTATTAAGAATGCAAAGGATATGGGATTTGATATTAAGTCTATCTCATGGTCTCCTGATGGCCGGTATATAGTTACTCAAAAAAATGGTGCAGCTATGTATACTCCTCTCTCTGAGTATTTTCTAGGAGTATTTGGAAGTGATCCAGTAGCAAGAGAGGTGTCTGATATTCAGGCATATCTTACTAGAAAAGATTTCATGAAGTCTAATGTTGGAGTATATGGAAGTGAAGATGCTGCAGAAAATTTCTATTTAAATAATGCATTAAGTACAGCTGAAAGATCTGCTAATATAAATACAAAAAGAGTATCTGATTCTAAATCTGATATTAGTGCAAAAAGAGAAATCATTGCTAACAAAATAAATAATAGTGGAGGACTAGATCAAGATGATCCTCTTATCACTCAGTATTTATCTTTTAATGCACAATCAGATGTATTAAATACTGCAGAGGAGTTTCATAAAGAGACTTTAAACTATCTCGATAAAAATGTATTAATAGGTGCTGATAAAAAAGCTCTTAGATGGAGAATAGATAAGGCAGTATCTAATTCTCTCTTAACTAATGACCTTCTTCATGCTGCTAAAAATTATGCTGATCTAACCAGTGAAACTAAAATAGAAGCAGATCCATATGCAAAGAGTTCTTATGATCATGCTCTTAGATTACAAGAGATGCATGAGTCTCATCTTAATGCTATAGAACTCCAGAAATTAAACTGGAGTCAAAGACTTACCTATGAAGCAGCTAAAAAAGAATTAGGTAAGACCAGAACAGGAGCTCTAAATAATAATATATGGCAACCAGCTCCGGATAAATTCCAAGGAGCATCTGCTACTGCAGATATCATAGATACTGAGACTGAGCTTCAAGATAAATTTATGGAGCAATATGGAAAGGTAAATAGTGCACAAGATATTTATTTAAAAAAGATAGCTAATAACTTACAATCATTGGTAGATAATGATCCTAATAGTGCTGAAGGTAAAAGTGCAGCTAATGATTTATATAAAATATTTGGTTCTGATTATGATAGAAATACTAACAAGTTCAGAACTGAAGATATTGCAGATGGAAAAAACTATGCTGCTAATAGAGGCAAGATTTATACTTATGCAAAAGACTATGTAAATCTCCCAGTAACTCAACAATTATATACTGGCTTATATGGAGAACTAAAACCAACAGAAGATAAAGTTAAGTTAGATACTGATCTATGGTTAACTTATGATAAGATTAAGAAAGGCAATCTTCAGAGATTAAGAACATATGCTCAATCTTCAGCTGATGTTCCTGAGAACAAAAGAGAGATGTTCCAAACTCTTATTACAGATAAAGGAGAAGTTCTTAGTAGAGAACAGTTTGCAACAAACTGGGCTAATAAACATGCCACACCAAAATCAGTAACATTAGATCAACCACTCACAGCAGGTGGACCAGGGACTTTCTTTAGTGATCCCAAAGAATACACTAATGTTTATAAAGCAGCAGTTTCAGATTATGATGATCTATTAGATCTACATGCCAAGCTCTACCGGGGAAACCCTTCTGTAGGAGGAAAACCGGTTATCCAAACATGGGATCCATCAGTTCAGTTAGGTGGTATAGCTAATACATTTACAGGAGGTAAAGGAACCAATGCAGTCACTTCTCATATGGATGGTGCTTCAGAAGATGAAAGTATGATGGATGGTATTAGATTATTTCAAGGTTATAAAAAGAAGGGAGCTCTAGCTGTAAGTTATGGTTATGGTTCTTCAGAGTTACCAGAGAATGATCCAGAAGCTGTAGAAGTACTTGATAGATTTATGGCTGATATCACTAATGGTAATTATAAAGATAGTGATCTTAAAAGACCAATAGGAGATCTTACATTTAGTGGTATAGCATTAGGAGATCCTAGTAAAGTAGCTTTTCATATTGCACCTGAAGGTAACTGGGCAGAGCAGACTAAATATAAAGGAACACCAAAAACTCCAGGTATCACAGGAGATAAAAAATACAGAGAAGGTATTACTGTATATATGGACAGGGATAAAGTTCCCCCTGAATTTATGAATAAGTTTCAGAGAGGACCTTATGATATAGTGATCAATACAAAACCTATTACTATTAATGATTATCCAGATGCCGGATCTATTACAATAACTAAGACACCTCAAGGAACTATTACTCAGTCAGGATACATGCAAGCATGGGATGGAGAAAAGTATATAAAAGTTAATGCTCCTAATTTTGGTATTAATAGCTTTACTAGTGCTGATATATATGTTCAACAAATTAAATATATTCAGAAGCTACAGCATCAGGCAAATGAAGAAGCCAGATCTTTAAATACAACATCTAAGCCAATAACTAATATTAATCAACTTCAGCAACAAAGATAATGGCAGAAGAACAAACACTCCCTACTCAACCTGGTGAGGAACTCACAGAGGGTCAGAAAGTTTTTGGTAAAACTTCAGGAGAAAGAGAACTAGAAGCAAGACAAGCCAAAGATCAGCAAGCCAATTTTAATAGAGCCCACCAGACAGCCTATCCTATAAATACTGATATTAACTCCAGTATTATTGGAGACTTCAATACAGGACCCGCACCCTCTGTTAAGACCTCACCTGCAGTAGACTTTGCTAAAAATGCAGCTCAGTATCTCAAGCAAGCAGATTCATGGGCCAATGACAAATATGGTTATGGTAAGACCTTCTCTTATGGAGCAGGTTATAGAAATATGAATTTTGATAGATACTATTCTCACTCAGGATTCAAGAAATTAGGCTTCTCTCCCTTTAGAGATAATGAAAAAGTATACAATGAGAATACTTCAGGATTTGCAGATTTTGGTAGGATGGCTTCAGGTTGGTTAGGAATGGCAGGTCTAGGAGTTAAAGATACGTTTAGTGAGTGGTATGACAATGGATTAGACTCTGATTTGGTTCACTCCGAAGATATGAATAAGAGGATGGCTAATATGTCATCTTCTAGAGAAGGAGCAGCAGGATGGATCACAAATTTTGGAGCTACTACAGCTTACAGTGCAGGTATAATTGGTGAAATAGCTTTAGAAGAATTAGGTCTACTAGCTATTACAGTAGCTACAGACAGTGGAGCAGCTCCTCTTACAGGAGGTAGATTAGTGTCTAATATAACTTCTCTTCCAAGAAGATTAAGTGAAGGTTTTACTGCAATGAATAATATTAGGAAAGCTCTATCTTCTATTGATTCAGTAAATAAAGCCAGACAATTATTTAGTTGGGCTAATGCTGGTCAGACAGCTTTAGGTGTAGCCAAGTGGGCTAATCCATTAAGCAGAACTGCAGAATTTGTTGGAAGTCTCAGTGAATTAAAGAACCTATCCAACTTTGCTAAAATGAGTAAAGGAGTAGGATCTCTGTATAGAGATATCCGGGAGATCAATGCAGTTACTTCAGAGTCGAAACTAGAAGGAGGATCAGCACAGATAGATCTAAATGAGAAATTAGTAAATGATTTTTATGAGCAGAATGATGGCAGACTTCCTGAAGGAGATGAAGCAAACAAAATATATGAACAATCTAAAGCTGCAGGATTTGCTACAACACTAGCTAATATCCCACTTATATATTTCTCTAACAAGATAGTATTTAAGAATGCTCTTAGAGGATTCAAACCAGTTCAAAGATTTCTTGTAGAAGAAGCTGAAGGAGCCCTAGCTGGTAAGATTCTAGTAAAAGATCCTCTATCTAAAACAGCCAGGTTTGTTGATAAGTACTCTTTACCGGGAATAAAAAATGTATTTAGACCAGGTAACTTACTTAAAGGATCACTAAGATATACTGTAGCTAACTTAACAGAAGGGTTGCAAGAAACATCTCAGGATGTTATATCCCAAGCATTTAAAAGTTACTATGAGCAAGATTATAAAGATCCGGACCTAGCTAGTTTAAAGAGCTCTTTTTCTGCAAGTCTGGATACTCAGTTATCAGGACAAGGACTAAATACTTTCTTATCTGGATTTTTAATGGGAGGGATTCTCCAAGGCCCACAGAAAGCAATGTTTGAGGGAATACCAACACTTACTAAAAAGATATTTGATCCTAAAGGATATGCTAGTTATAGTAAGGCCAAACAAGAATATATAAATTCTGTTACTGAGGCTATCATTGACACAATGAAAGATCCTGCTAAATATGTTAAAGCTATTAGCTTAATAGATAAGAACTTTGTTCTTCAAAAGAAATCTAATGCTCATGTTGACCAGGCTATAGAAGATAATGATCAGAAAGCTTTTGAAAACTCTATAGATGAAAGTGTATTTATTCATATATACACTCTTCTTAAATCCGGACAAACCAATTCTCTGACTGATCAGATTAAGTCTTTAAAAGAGATGTCTCCTGCAGAGTTATCAGAAGCCTTTGGAGAAAAGCCAGGGACAAATGATACATCTTATGCACAAAAACTAGATAGTTTTACTGATAAAGTAGATTATCTTAGAAATAGATTTGATGTCATAGAAAAGAAAATGGTTAATTCATTTGATCCATCTAAAGTAAAAGATCCTACAGCTAAGATACAAGAGTATCATGCTAGAGAAGCTTTTGATGAGCTTAAGAAAATGGCTTTGTTTTCTAGATATAGTTTTGATAGAACTCTAGATAGAATGACTGATATTACTCAAGATGCAGTAAAGAGTAAGCTTTTAGCTAAAGCCTCTTCATCTGCGTTTACTCTTTTATTTGATCCTACTCAGATTCAAGATGAGATTGATTCACTTAAACTTGAGATCCCCACTTATACACAATCAACTACTGCCGGAGATAAAGCAATAGCCAAAAAGAAAGAAGCTATACTAGAATCTCTTATAGCCCTTAAACTTGATATAATAGGATTCCAAGCTGCTATTAAAGCAAGATCAACTAGTGCTACCCCAGAGCAAGAAGAAGACCTAGCTTCTGCAGAACATGCTAAATTACTTTATGACTCTTATTCTAAATACATAAAAACAATAGCTAATCTATCTGATGATCATATATTAGATGAAGATGTAAATAACGCTTTCAGAAAGCTTAAAGATTTCTATGAACTCAATGAAGATTCTGTACGATTAGCCAGTGCAGTAAACTTCTTAACTAATCCGGAGACATTTAGAGAAGCTCACTCAAGAGCAGTTGAAGCTGCTACAGTAGCTAGCAATAATAGAATAAACTATTTAAGAGAAGGTCTTGAAGAATTTATTAAGAAATCTGAGTACAATGAGTTCTTAAATGAACTATATAAACTAGGAGCATTCTTTGATTCTAAAGAAATAGAATCACTAACTGATACAAATAAACTTCCAACTAAATTCTATAGTGTTACAAGCCCTCATGGAGAAATTCCACTTAATTCAGAAAAAGGTAAGCAGATCCTTAATCTTATTGAACAGTTTGAAAAAGCAACTGGAAAGCAATATACGGAGAAACCAATACCGGAAACACAGGATACTACTCCAGGATATGAATCATTTGCTAGAAGAAAATTTAAAGGAGACCAGAGAACCTATGAAGATTATGCCAAAGAATATGGGTTTAACTCAGCAGATACTGAATCAAAAGTTATATCAACAAGAGTACTCAGAAATATAATCACCGGTAAATACTCAACTCTTAGAGAGAAAGCTTTAGCTAGAAGATTATTATCTATTACTAAACCAGAAGAAGTTATCCTCTTTAGGAAAGACTCAGTTTCTCCTGGTAGTTATAATCCTGAAACAGGAATAGTTATAGATGCCAGATATAGTTCAGTAGATTATAAATCAGGTAACAATCCTATAGAGCATGTTATCTTACATCAACTAATTCATAAATATACTACAGAAGGAATAGATACTGATCCTCAATTTAAGAGTGATATTACTTCTCTTCTAGAAAGAGCAAGGCAGTATTCTACTACAGAAGAAGCTAAATCCAAATATGGAGAAGCTCCTTTAAATGGTCTTTCAAGTGAAAAAGAATTTGCAGCTGAAGCTATAAGTAATGATACTTTCCAGAGTTTCCTAAAAGAAATTCCTCATGAAGTTACTCAGAAATCAACCTGGACTGATTATCTAAATTCAGTAAAAAAATTCTTTCAAAGATTATTTAAAGTATCTACAGATAGTACATTACTAGATCAGGTAATTAGTCTTATTACTACTAAAATAGATACTACTAACGTTACTGTTACTCCTGGAGGAGAGACTATAACTACTGGACCAGCAAGTATTACTATAGCCACCCCAATTAATCAACTACCAGAAGATCTAAGAGCTACTCTTATATCCACTTATAGAGATCAGAATAGTAAGTTAGTACCAGAAGAACAAGAAAATCTAGCTACTTTATCAGATGATCAAATAGCAAAGAGTTTAAGATTTAAAAACTGGATCATAGGATTTCCTTCTGCACATAAGATATTAGATGAGTTCAATACTAGAACAGGTAGAGTTCCAGAAGAAGTAGTTACTCTAGAAGAACCGGTAAAACCTACTCAGGTTATACAAGCAGTTCCTGAAGTAGTTGGAGATGAAGAAATATTAGACTTCCAGGAGAAAGTAATAGTCACCCCAGAGAGGATGAATAGTATAGCTCAGAAAATAAACAATAATGAGAAACTCTCTGAAGGAGAAAATGCAATCTATAAATCTAAGTTTGCTGAAATAGATAAAATAGCAGCAGAGCTTAAACCTAAAGAAGCAGCTATTCCAATTATAGAGCCTGAACTAGAAGTTATAGTAGCTGCTCCTGTACCAACTAGATCACTAGAAGCTAGGTTTAAAGATGTAACTACTATGGAGCAATTAGAATTATTAGAAGGAGAATTAATAGAAGATCTATCTACTCCGGCTATTAGAAAAGCTCAGAATTTATCAGGGGAACTTATTAACCAAATGATAGAAGATAAAAAGAAAGAGTTAGCTTTATCTATTAATTTTGATGATATAAAAGATGGAGAAATCCTAGTCATGAAAGACAAATCCAGATATGGAAAAACTGGTCTGGGTGAAGTAGTAGGAAAGACTAAAGACACTATTAAAGTAGTAAGATATGGAGAAAATGGGGCCACAGTATATTATGAGCCCATATCAGAAATAGAGTTTAAATATAATGAAGGAATGGAAGAAGCAGATTTAACACCGGATCTTACTACTGAAGATAAAACTCAGATGAAGAGTAATGTAAAAGCTGAAGAAGATTTACTTAAAGATAAATCTGAAGTAGATAGACTCCATGATGAGGCTACTAAAAAATCTAAAGAAGAAAATGATGAAGAGTTTTTATCAGATCTTGGTTGTGGTGAATAATTAATAAATATTATCCTATGGCATGTCCTTTAAGAAAAGAGCAAATAGAAAAACTTTATAAGAAAGTAACTTCAGATTTATTAAACCAGGCTAATAAGAATATTCCTTTTGATATTAAAAGTTATTCAAAAGGAATTTATTCTGTTGTATATAACCAAACTAAAAGTCATAGTCTTGCTATTAACTATGTACAGATGATTCCTATTTCTATAATAGAAGCTCAAAGTAGAAGTAAAGAAATAAGAACTCTGATTAAGAATGCATATCCTGAGATAGTTGATCTTGAAGATACCTTTAAAAACTTCGATAAAACTATTGAATACTTAGATCTAAATAAAGATATTATAGATCAAATCAAAAGTATTCAAGAGATTGCAAATAAGACTCCAGATACTATTATTCCTAAAGAAATAAAAGATAAGTCTCTAGAACAACAAAGAGAAAAGGCTAAACCTAATCAGCCGTTAACTACTACTGGCCAAGAGGCTATCATAACTATAGATTCTGAGACCGGTGTTAAAACATGGACCAGTACTCCTGATCCAACTAAGAAATTATATTATAATACTCTAAGATCTATTCTGGATAAATTATATACTCCACTAGTTAATGGTGATAGTTCTAAATTAGATATTCCAGGAACAAGACAAGGTGGAGTATATCTAACTGCAATGTCAGCTAGTAAAATTCCTATAGATCAAGTATATGAAGAAACAAAAGCTTGGTTAAATGAACCAGGGATCTCCGAAGAAGAAAAACAAACTAGACTTCACAAACATAATAAACTAGGTGTAGTATTAACCCTTACTGATATAGAAGGCAATCCTATTAGTTTTAATGAGGTCGGAGAAGTTTCTTATGATCAATCAGCAAAACCATCATATTATATGATGAGGGCAACTGATGATAAAGGAACACTTACTGATCCTAAAAGTATTCAGACTCCAGAGCAGGCAGCTAAATCACTTTCTAAAATACTAAATAGAGAAGTAACTGCTACTGAAGCTAAGAAGATTCAGGATGATCAAACAGAACAAATACATAAAATCAGAGAGTATATAAAGAAAGATCCTGAGAATAATACTATCAGAAGTACTATAACAGGAGGAAGTAAAGGACTAGTTCAGGAGAATAGAAAAGCTCCTCAAGCATTCTCTAAGTTACTATTTGAAATAGAACATCCTTTTCAACCTATATTCCAGGAAGATAATACAGGGCCCTTTTATAAGACGGCTGTGTACTTTTATTATCCCGGGATAGAAACTCCTATTCATTTACAGAGAAGACAGTTTACTGCAGAACTAGCTACTAAAGTATCATCATTATTAGTAAATGATATTACAGCAAAAGCTCCTTCTGGAGAAGATGTATCACTTTCTCCATATGAGAAATTAAACTATGCTAAAAACTATATTCAGACAACTGACAAAGGAATGAATATTCAGGTATCTGAAGATGGACAGAATCTTGAGATAACTATAAAAGGAGTGCCATTGGATCTATCTGATAAAGATCTTGCTAATAAAACTATAATAGATTACTTAACTAGAATATCTCCTAGTGAAATAGTCACCAGACCTACAGGAAAGATCATTGACGGAACTCAACCTGAGTGGGAGAAAGAATTATATCAAGGAGCTATAGTAAAGACAGTAGATACTAATGGTAAAGACATCTATACTAAATGGGTAGGGGCTCAGATAAATATTAATAGAAAATTCTTATCCAGGATGGAAGACTTCCAGGACTTTACTCTTTCTATAGAAGGGGAAAATACCCGGCTTATTCCAACAGATAAAAACTATAAAGACTTTTTAGGAGAGCATACAGTAATTAATATTCCTATAAATGAACAAGGAAAAATAGTAACTCTTAATGGATACTTTAATTATTCTCCTCTTGATAGTGAAATAGAAAAACTTAATCCTAAAGAGACTATAGAAGTAAAACCAGAAGTTACTCCAGCTAAAATAGTAGAATCATCAGTTGCAGATCAAAGACAGAAAGATATAGATGATTTATTAGCTACTCTTGAGAAAACTACCGGTCAAAAAGAGATCAATAAAAAAGCCACAGAAGAACAAATAACTGAGGCCAGATCTTGGTATAACTCTTCTCCATTATCTAAACACTTCCCTTTTGAAGTAATGTTTAATATGATTAATGCTGCCAATCCTAATGCAGTAGCTACCTGGACAGTAAATGGAATCACTTTATACAAAGGAGCAGACTATAGTGATCTTTATCATGAGGCATGGCATGCATTCACTCAAGGCTTTTTAACTAAAGACCAAAAACAAGAAGTATATAATGAGCTAAGAAATAAGTCCGGAAAATTTACTACTTATCAAGGAAAAAATATTTCTTTCAAATCAGCTTCTAATATAGAGCTAGAAGAATACTTAGCTGAAGACTTCAGAAACTATATGTTATCTGATGGAAAGAAATTAACTACTCCAGTAAGAAATACTCTATTTAGAAAGATATTAAACTTTCTTAAAGCACTTTTTGGAAATAGTACAGTAGCTCAGTTAGCTATAAATCAAAATGCTATTTCTACTATAAATGATCTATATGAAAAATTAAGAATAGGAGATCTTCATAAATTCACTTTCTCCGGAGATAATATAAATTTTAATATCCTTAATAAAGGATTAGAAGCTATTTCTTCTGAAGAGCCTCTTCAGTCTTTATCATATGAAGATTCTAGACTACTAGTAGATACTATAGATTCTCTTTTTTCAGAACTAATAGATCTTAAAAATACTAAAGACTTAACTAATAGATTTACTTCTACTATTGTAACTAGTAGTAATAATAGATCTACAGCTTATAAATACTCCAGAACCAGGCTAGCTCATATAAGAAATGATCTTCAATCTAGTCTTGATCAAACTACTGATCAGTTCCTTAAAGAACAAATCCAGAAGAATATTAATCTTTTAGATTATGCTATTAGAAACTTTGGAGATCCTGAAAAACCAATAGGAGTAGAAAATGGAAAAGGATTAATAAACTATCATAATCTTAAATCAAAATACTTATCTCTTGAAGATAAGTTTGAAGATGTAGCTCCAGAAGAAAATGAAGATGCATCTAAGGGACGAGAAGGTTATAACAAGAACGGTAATGAAACTTCTCTTACTGATCTAGCTTCTAACCAAGTATTATATTTAATTAGATCTCTTAATGCTATAGATAACTCTGGTAATACTAAAAAGAATAAACTAGGAGTTAATCAATTAGCTGAGTTTGATGTAGTATGGAATAGATTAGCTAAAGTTTTAGAAGGAAGCTCTTCTCCAGAAGTGATGGAGAAAAGACTCAAATCTGAAGCTGAGACTTTTCCTGTATTCAAACAACTATTATCTAAACTAGGATCATCTGATACTATATCTGGGCCTGAGTTTAAAATGTGGACTGACTTCTGGAATGCATTTAACAAAACCAGGATTCCTTTAATTCAGATGACTCTTGATAAAGTCACAAATGAAGATGGGACTTCTACTTATATTTCAAAAATAGGCCAGTCCTCTACTGATTACAAAAAAGCCGGCCAGGCATGGGATAATTTATTTCAAATTACATATGCTAATCCATATATAAAGAAAGACACTAATAATATAAACTACCTGGATATTCCAACCATCTTGAAGGACTTCCCAGCTAATACTATTAAAGAAAATGCATTCAAGTTCTTTAAAGCAATAGGAGTACAGTTATCTGACAAGAAAGAGATTAAACAAGGAATAGCTAATGATATAGGTAAAGCTAATATTATAAGAGCAGTTCTTGCTAACATTCAAAGTAGAGGACTTACTATAACCAAAGTATCTGATGTATTTAAACTACAGCAGCCAGCTATGGGCAATATTCAAGAACTTAGAGGAGAGGCCGGTAATTGGAAAAGACTAATGGAATTAGAGACTAGATACTCAGACCAGTACTCTAATTTCTCAGTAACTAATGCTGAAGGTAATGCTCAATTTGAGCATAGTCTTAATTCAACTCTTACTCAAATGATCAACACTATTAATTCAGTTAAGTCATTTGATGAGCTCATAGCTCTTCCTCATATGAATCATTTAGATACTGAAAGAAATCCATATACTAAATCTTCTATATGGATAACTTCTTTATTTGATATGAATTCTCCAGGAAGACCTAAAAGAAAAGATGCTAAATTAAACCTAGAGAATTTATCAGGTGTTCAACTTACTATAGACAATGAAGAAGGTACTGGTATAGCTTCTGCTTCTGCAGATGAGTTCACTAAGTTTCTTATGGATTTTCACATGATGATCATGAGAGGGACTCCGGAGTTAATGAGGGCTGCTGATAAAGGCACTTCTTTAATGATTAATTTAAATAAGCTTCTTGCTCCAGGAAACAAATCCGGTAAATTATATATTGATACAGAAGAGATCATAGCTAATAAGACCAAGGCTATACAGAATCTTACTAATATAGTTATTAACTATGTTGGATCAGAGCTATCCAGAATTAACACAATGGAGAATGCATCAGAATTAAATCCTATTAGAAATGTTTCTGATTACTATAATAGAGGAAAAGAGTTTGTATTATTTGATGATGTTCTTAGTTCAGAGACTAAATCTAAATTAAAGAAATTAGATCTTCCTCTTGATACTTATTTAAAGAATAATACTCCAAGAGCTATAGAACTAAGAAAAGATCTTGAGACTGATATTACTAAATATTTTAATAGTCTAGTTAAGTCAACAAATGACAGATATACTAAAACTAAATTTGTTGCAAACAATCTTATTACTTCTATAAAAGAAGAAGCTAATAATACTAACTATAAAGCTCAAGTTCTTAAGGCATCTTCTGCTGATATAGTTCAGGGAGCTCTGACTTCATTTGTAATTAATCAATGGATCCACAACGTAGAAACTATGAATTTTCTATATGGAGATATTGCATTATATAATATGGGTAAAGAGGAGTTTCATAAGAGAAATGCCGGGGCCATTTCAACAGGAACTATTTATAGATCAGATGAATCTGCTCTAAGATATTTAAATGAAGTAATAGGATTTGGATATGCTAACTCTAAAGGTATAGCTCAGGATCCCTTTCAATCTATTCTAAATTCTGCAGTATTAGAAGATACTCATACTTTATCGGTATATCACGATCAATATAAAAAAGCTATTGAGTCAGAGATAAAAGATAGATACTCCAAAAGGAAAGATTTCATATCCGGAAAGATTTCAAAAGAAGATCTAGATAAAGAAATATCTAAAGCTATTGAGTCAGCTTTAAAACCTTACACTGAGATGAATACTGGTGATGCTCAAGGTTGGATTACATTTGATAGTTATAGAGCTGTAAAGACCCTGGATAATAGCTGGACTCCAAAACAAGAGGAGTTATATCAGAAAATAATCAAAGGAGAATCCACCAGACCTTCTGAAGTATCCAGATTTTTTCCGGTTCAAAAGTTACAATATTTTGGTCCATTACATACTGAAGGATTGCCAACAATAGGTTTTCATAAGTTTTCAGTATTTCCTCTTATTCCTTCGGTTATAAAAGGAACTAATCTTGAGAAGCTTCATGATAAGTTAGTCACTGAGAATGTGCACTATGCTTTATTTAAGTCAGGATCAAAAGTATCTACTATAACCAAACAAGGAGTTACAGATCCTTTCTATTCTAATGAACAAGCTAAAGTTATTTCTCAAGAGAAATTAACTAAGAACCCAATCTTTATAGAGTATCTTAAAAATCAATTAGAAACTGCTAGTACATTTAAAGAAAGTAGTATATTCCCAACTCAGTTAAGAAAACTAATAGAGGATGGATTATATGAAAATGGGAAACCGGTTAATGATAAAGTAGAAAAACTAGTTAAGAATTATGAAGATAATATCAGGAAACTAACTGAGGTAAAAAAGAAAGAACTATTAAGAGAAGCTGGATGGATTTTAGATAAGAATGGTAATCCTAAAGGAGATCTTAAGCCACTGCTTAAGTTTGTTAGAAAAGAACTTACCAGACAAGATCTAGCTGATCATCAAATAGACTTTATAGATATTAAAGGCAATACTAATCAGATTAAGCATGATTTATCTATATCTCTATCTGCAGATAAAATAGAGAGACTACTTACTGCTATAGTAAATAAAAGACTAATTAGACAAAAAGTAAATGGAGAAGCTCTTATCCAGGTCTCAGGTGCCGGCTTTGAAAATCTATCTGCTTTTGATACTAATAGGAATCTAACCAATCCTACAGAAGGTGATCTCAAAAAATGGGGTAGTAATGATCTTCCCACATATCATCAAGGACCAGATGGTAAGACCCGGGCTATGAAAGTTAAGATAGCTATGCAGGGCCAGTTTGAGAAACTTCTACAACTTGATGAAGTAAGAGATAGAGCTTATAGTAAATCTATATCTACTACAGAAGCTCTTAATGAATTACTTAAAGATGAGCCATGGCTTAATACAGGAACTAACAGACAGATGATCACTATGATTGGAGTTAGGATACCAGTACAAGGTCTTAACTCTATGGAGTTTATGGAAATATATGAGTTTCTACCAAAAGAGGCCGGAAATATTATAGTTCCTCCAGATGAGATAGTAGCTAAATCAGGATCTGATTTTGATATAGATAAGTTAACAGTAATGATGCCTAACTTCAGAAAAAATGAAGATGGTAAAATTACTTTAACTACTCAGTATTCTCAAAAACAAGCAAGAACTATTTATGAAAAAGTTAAAGCCAAAAGAATAGCTCTTGAAGAATTAAAAGATGATAAGGGAAATATTATATGGACCAATGATGCTATAGTAGATAAGTTTCTTACTGATGTATTTGGTGATCTATGGAGTAGGGACTATACTCATGAAGAACTAGAAGAAATATTAAAACCTTATAATCTTCATACTTTTGAAGACTTCTATGAAACTCTTAATGGATCTAAAGCTGTAGAAAATGATCTTCTTCAGAATATGAGAGAGATCTTAGAACTGCCACAGAACTTTACTAATCTAGTCAGGCCAAATAATACTGATATAGTAAAACCAGTTGCTGATATATTACAAGATCAGGTACAAGATTATAATCCTAAATCCAGAGTACACCCAGGTAATGAGTCTCAGGTATCTGGAACTAGAGTACTAGAACAAGAATACAATCTTTATAAACATCAGTCTAATAACGTAGGTAAACAGACATTAGGTTTAGGAGCAGTTGATAACTCTTATAATGTTGTGTTTAATAGAATAGGAGCTCATCTTAACCCTAGCTATGAAAAGAAAATGCCTAATGGTAAATTACAAGAGAGACCACTTAATATATACCTTCCTCATAACACTATTGATGTTTCCGGAAAACCTGCTATATCATTAGGTAATATATTAGACTCAAATGGTCAATATAGAATATCAGATGTTATATCTCAGTTGATTAATGGCTGGGTAGATGTGGCTAAAGATGCATGGATATTTAATATCCAAGGTAATAAAGAAGTAGCACCAGTTCTTTTATTTTTAATCCAGGCCGGTGTTCCTTTTGAGCATGCAGTATACTTTGTATCCCAGCCATTGGTTAGAGAATATGTTACTCAACAAAGATTAGCTAAATCTACTTTTGCAGATCCATTAGATAAGGCCCCTTTCCATCCTAATTTTTATAGGAGAAAAGCTAAAGAGACAGTATTACTTGATCCAAGATTTGATTTTAATCTCACTCAATCTATGTTGAGAGGAAAAGCAATGGATCAGAATATTTATAACTTGACCCGGGAGATGACATCTAAATATAAAGATTCAGCTTTTGATTTCAACACTCTGAAGAATAATATAGGAGCCTATTCAGCACAGACTAAAATAGGAGCTGATCATATTGTAACAGAAGAAGAACAAGCAGCATTCTTACATTATCTAGAACTAGAAGATATGTCAAGATCTATTAGAGATATTAAGCTTAGAATGAACTTTGATACTAAGAGATCAACTACACTTTTTGAGGCCCATAATAGACAATTACAAGTAGAGCAACTAAAAGCAGATGGTAAGATACCTACTTCTATAGTAAATAATATTCTTACTAATTCTCCAATAGGTTCTTTCAATATACAGGAGTTCATGATCAATCTATGGAATCCTTTATTTAATCTTAGAAATAATAAAGTAGTAGAAAACTTTATTGTTAATAAGTTTAGAGAAGGTATATCAGATGATGTAGAGAATACATTTGATGATCCTGAGAAATTTGTATCTGAATTCAAAAATGACTTAGTTAGTTTTATATTCCAGAATAGTGTAAAAGCATTTAATCTTAATAATATTAAAGAATACAAAGGATTTAATGTTGATACTAGTATCCCAGTTGAATCTGTAAAGAGTCTTAAGAACGGAGTCTTTGTTAAAAATAATGTTATCTATGTAGATAAAGCCCAGCTTCAAAAAGACTTCTCTACTAAAGCTTGGTCCGGTATTTCAAATCTCAAAGATCATATAACAGAGTATGATCCTAAAACAGGATTAGCTGTAGTTAATGTTAATGCATTCTCTACATCTAAAGAATACCAGTCTTTTGTATTTGAAAGAGAATACTTAAGAAGTATGTATACTTCAGATAAAGTAAAGACCAATGCAGATTATATAAAACTATTATCTACTAATATTACTGATAAAAAGATAACTAAGCTTATAGATGAAACTCACGAAGAATTTGAGAAGAGATTAAAGAAAATATCATATGAGCAATTCTTAAGAAATCAGGCTTTAGATAATACGTTCAATTCCTGGAAGATGTTCTATAGTGATACTAGCTATGCTGATGAGTATAATAGTATTATAGATACACATCCTGATTTAAAAAATGAGTATTTACTTTTCAGAGTTCTTGCTACTTCAATAGCTAAACAAGGAATAAGAAATCTTTATAGTTTAGACTCAAATCTAGATGGAGATAAATTAAATACTCTTCATGAGAATATATTAAACCTATCTAATGTATCTGTTATAAAGTCTACTGATCCAGTAGAGAATGAAAGGATAAGCAATTTCTTCAAGAGATTCCCAGTATATGCTTTTATGCAATCAGGCTTATCAGCTAAAGGTAAATATGCTCTTACTTCATTTGTACCGGTAGATATGTTTACTAGAATAATGGAGGAACCAGTTAAGGTGTATTCAGAGAATATGAATAATGTATTACTAGATCTATTTTATAAAAAGTTTATACTTCTTAATACCTCTAAAAATAGCTTTAGACATAAGAACTATGTTGTTCAACAAACTCTGGGTCAAACAGTAGGTGAAGCTAAAGTTAGATCAGCTCAGGAAACTATTCCTACTGTACCAATTACAGAAACTGGAGTAGAAGGAATTAAAGAATTTCATTCATTAGACTATTCAGAGAAATCTATGATCAATATGATAGCTTCTAATCCCGAGGCAGTATTTGTATATGGAAGAACTCTTGATGCTACTAAGAAAAGTTCTGAGACCACTAATGGCATTATGCAGAAGGCTCAAGTAGGGTTCACTCTAGGTATACCAACTAAAACATCTTATGCTGAGAGTAAAGAGAAAACTCCTTTAACAAGTGTATTAAATGCATTAACTGATCAAACTCTTGAAGAAAATAAAAAACTAATAGATGTTGCTATTCAGCAATTATTAGACTTTAAGAGTCAAGGAAGAGATATTGTATTTGATAAAAATGGATATGGTCAGGGAATGATAGGAAGATCAGGAAGAGGAACACTAATAGAGATTCCAGGTAAGGTTGTACCTAAGCCAGGTCAACAAACTTTCTTATATTTGTCAGAACAGTTATATGAGAAGTTTAGATATATAAATAATAACTTTCTTTTGAATCCGAAAGGAAGACAACTTGTACAAAGAGATCAACCAGTTACTGATGAGGAAGTAACAGAGTTTATGTCTCGATGTATTGGTTTTTAAATTTAATAATATGATAATTTATTGTATAATAGCTTTAAGACCAGAAATAAAGAAAAAAAATTCTAGAATAGGTGGACTATCATGTCATAAAAGGTGGCATATTAATAAAAATATAGTAAATCCTAATTGCACATATTGTTTAAATTTCTAATCTATGAGTTTAATTTGCCCTAACAAAAATTTAAAGGAGTGGAAAGATCTTGTAAATGTTGTAGGTGAACATGAAGCCTATAGAGACTTTATGGAGTATAATGGAGAGATCAGAACTCCAGAAGAAGTATTAGCTAAAAGAGATCCTATTACAGGAACTACAGTTGTCAATAGTATATCTATTCCAAGGCCAGTATTACAAAAACAAGAGAATGTTCTAGAGAAAAGATTAGTAGACTCTGGAGGAATATCTAAAAAGAATGGAATATTATTTGTGAAACAACATGGTTATGCAGCTGCTCAAAAAGTAGTTAACCAACTTTATAGAGAGTATGGCTATAAGATAGCTGAGATAAAACCAATAACAGAACAGAAAACAGGAGCAGGTGGAAGAAGAATCTATAAGGTAGTTCTAAATGAAAGAGTAGCCGAACCTGTACCAAGTCAAAGACCTAATACAGGAACTCAAGCTTCTATGTTTTATAGGGAACCTGTTACTTCAAGTGATCCCATAGAGTATGAAGAAAATGATCCTATGATTCCAAAGGATCCTATTGAACTAGATCCTACAGAGGTTAACAATGCCTGGGCAGTAGAAATAGCTAATAAAATAGCTCAAAGATTAGCTACACTGTTAGGTGTAGACTATCATATCATATCTGAGCAAGAAGCAGAAATGCTTACTAAAGATGCTAGAACTCCTTGGAATGGAGAACCGGCATTTTATATAGGAGCTAAAGTTTATTTTATTGATAATAGATTAACTACAGATATAGTACTCCATGAATTCGGCCATCCTTTAGTTAGAGCTATATCTAAACAAAATCCAGAACTATTTAATAACTTATATAATAAAGTATTAACTACTTCAGAAGGGGCTACTATTATAGCTACTGTAAATGATCTATATCCTGAGTTAGCTAAAACTGATGATTTATATAAAGAAGAAGTTATAGTAAGATCACTTCAGTTATCTGCTAAAAATCAGTTAAACTCTATTCCCGAATCAAAAGGATTTATAGATACTATTAAGAATATTCTTTACTCTATTAAACAAATGCTAAGAAAAGTATTTGGTAAAGTAAAAGTAGAAAATCTAGATGTTAATACTAGTCTAGATCAGTTAGGAAAGATGTTAGTAAACGACAGTTTCCAAATAGATACTGAGCTTATTAACCAAAATGATGTAGCAGCTTATGCCAGAGATCAAAAAGAATTTATAGATACTCTAAAGAAACTAGAGGATACAACACTTCAAAGTCTTACTGATAAATTATCAGCCGGAGTATCTCAACAATTAGATAGTCTTATATCTAATAAAGATTACAAGGGAATGCTAGACATCCTGAAGGATCAGTTTGGTAGAAATCAGTTAGCTGAAATCAAGAGTAACTTATCTACTTATAAAACTACCCTAATTAAGGATATAGAAAAGCTTAAAGATGATTTCAATTATGTAAACTCTCATATGAGTAATATGACATCTAGTTTATTCAGACTAGAGTTTATTGCTAAGAATATGATTACTGAACTTGAGAATGTATCTAAGAACTTGGATAGCGTAGACAACTTACATAAGATCAATTACTATAATAAATTTATAGACTACTGGAAAAAATACACAGCTGAAGGTATTAATGAACTTAATCAAAGTGGAATAGAAGTTAATAATCCATTATATAAATTACTAACATCTATACAAGCTCAACTAAATGTAGGAGATAAAATAGTTAAAGACGTAAATAAAAAGGGGGTTAGGGATATTCTATGGACCACTGTTAAAGATACTGCAGCTAAGATAGATGAGAACTATACAGAGTTGATATCTCATCTTGAAAAGAAGGGAGCATCTAAAATAGTAATAGATGGTCACAAAAAAAGATATGAGGAAGTAAAGATCACTCCAGAAAAACTAGAGCAATTACTAAATGGAGAATTAGGAGATGCTGCAGCATTCAATGGATTCCTTGAAGGACCTATCTATAGTAAAGATCCTATTATAGCCGGCTTTTCATTATTTGTTAAAAATAATATGACTGAGGTTGAGAATAAAGCCCAGATCAAGTATAATAACTTTGTTAAAGAAGTAGGGCCTTTACTAAAAGAAGCAGGATATAATCCAAGTAATGTTGCTGAACTAGGAAAGTCTATTACATTTATTGATAACATAGGTGGTCAGGATGATCAAGGAAACTTTACTCAGAAACAAGTTTATACTTTTCTTAATCCATTTAAAGATTACCGGTATGAGTTGGCTAAACTAGTAGATGAGATAGATAAAGAACAAGCTAGTGCTAACAAGACTAAAGATTATTCTAAACTATCTGAACTAAGAATAGCTTACAAAAAACATCTAAGACAATTCTTTCATCAGGAATATAAAGAAGAATTTTATGATAGAGAGATTTTGTTTGAGAGTCCTATTGGAGCAGAAGCAGCACAAGAGAGAGCAGAATTACTAAACAAAGTCAGAGAAGTAAATGAGACTGTTAATGATGAATTAGATGAGTATAATGCAACAGAACAGTTAGACCAACTCTGGAGAGAATACAGACAATTATATTCTTCAATAGATCTTAATGGAAATAAGAAATCAGGTAGAGAACTTGAGAAAGTTAATATATTAAAACAACACAGAGAGGTCTCATGGGATTTCTATGAGTGGAAAGAAAGACCCGGGGTATTTCAGAATGCACTGGCCAACTTTGAGCAACAACTAGTAGACAAAGGCACTCCAAGAGACAGCTTACAGTTTCAGAATACCAGACAAGACTGGATAGATAAAAATACCAGAACTATTATTAAACCAGATTTTTATTTATTAAGAAAGGAGATCTTTGATAAGATACAGCCTATCATGGCTAAACTTCCTTCTAATATAAAAAACCAAGTAGATATAACTCAGGCATGGAATGATATCAATGAAGCTATCTCCGGATTTAGAGATCAGGATGGTCAGCCACAAGGATCATCTATGTCAGAAGGCAGAATAGCTCTGGTTAAAGAAAGACAAGAACAAATCAATAAAGCAAGAGAAGTCTTTGCAGGATTTAGTGGTCTCACTACATTAGAGATGAATGAACTAGGTCAGTTCTTTGAAAAGATTAAGACTGGTGAAAAACTATCTCCAGAAGATAGAGAACTAATGAATGAGTTACTATCTAAGAAAGATAGACTGGGCCTTAATAAGTTTGAGAAAGCTGAACTAAATGCCCTCTTTGCAGAATTAGCAGAGTTACAACACAAAGAAGCAACAGATTATTATGTAGATATATTTAATAATTATCTTACTAAATTAGATACCAATACTCTATTTTTAGAAACTGGTTCCAGGATCATAGATAAGAAGTCTGCAGATGCAACTATATCAGATCATATTATCAATACTCTACTTTCTCAAAGTGAAGATTTTAAAACCTGGTTTGAAAAAAATCACATCAGAAAGAACAAATACAATCCTCAGACTCAGGAATCAGAACCTACCTGGGAGAGACTTCATATATGGAATGTGGTTAAACCTAATGATACCAGATTTATTGAGACTACGGATCTAAAAGATGATGTCGGCAATACTATAGAAAGAATAAAGGGAGTACCCACTTTGAAGTATTTCACAAGAGCAGTAAAGGATGAATGGAAGACAGCTAGAATAGTAGGAAAAACTGTGGATAACTTAGGCAAGAGAGGAAACTTCTTACCAAAATCTAAATCTCAAGGAGCACCGGATAATAGATATATCAATCAAGACTATTTTGATCTTGAGAAAGAAAATCCAAAGCTGTTCAAAGCTATGGAGAAGATCAAAGAATTTCATATAGTCACTCAATCAGATAAAGTATCTAGTAGCAGATTATATTATGATATACCTAGATTTAGACTACATAACTTAGAGATACTTCAAAGACCTGATGGGGCAAGAAGTGCTATTACTAGTTGGTGGGATAAGGTTAAAAGTTATTTCAAGCACTCTGAAGATGACTTTGAAGAAGGTCAAAACTGGCAGGATAAGTTTACTCTGGTTAAAGCTGATATGTTTGATAATGAACTATCAAGTATTCCAATTGCCGGTTTATATAAACTAGATCTAGATCAGGTATCATTAGATGTTACCCAATCTATGATGAGGTACATGTTATCCGGTGAAAGACAAAAGAAGTTGATTGAAATGAATCCCATGGCTAAGGCCCTTCAGTCTATACTTACTGAACAAGGAGTTAAAGACATGACCAAAGTTAATAAAGATAATCTCCTTCAAAGAGGTGTTAGAACATATATTACAAGAAAAGGCAGATCAGTTAGAGAACAAGTAGCTACTGCTCTTATAGAAAGAGAATTCCATGGCCAGACTAATGCCGGCTGGTTTAAAGATGCCAAAGGATTAGAAGCAGCTACTGGAACTTTATTTAAGTCAGCAGCCTTTGGATTCTTTGCTATGAATATACCATCAGCACTGAAGAACTCTTTCTCAGCTATGGTTCAGAATATGATAGAAGCATCTGCAGGAAGATATCTTAATCCTATTACCTATCATCAAGGTATAGCATGGTCTGGAAAAGTATCTTCACAGATATCATTTGAAATATATAAGCATGCTCCTAAGAGTCTAGATATTCAGTTAGTTGAAATATTTGATCCATCATCTACTAGGTTTCAAGAAACATATGGCCAGTCTATATCTAGATCTTTATTTAAAGATACAGTTAATATGAGCTGGTTATATTCTCCAAGAAAGTGGACAGAGTTAAATGCAACTCTGGGTCTTTTTGGAGGAATGATGTATCATCAGAAGATCAATCAAACTCAACCAGATGGCTCTACTAAAGAGATATCATATATAGATGCATGGCAATTAGTAGATGGTCAGTTAACTGTAAAGCCCGGGATAGATCCATCTTGGAATATAGGAGGTAAACAATATACAGACTTCAGAACACTAGTTCAGACAGTAAACAACAATCTAAATGGTGCATTTTCTAAATTTGATTCACCATTAGCTTCTAGATTTCTAGTCTATAGAATGATTGCTTTCATGAGAAGATATCTTCCTGCTATGGCAGCTAATAGATGGGCACCAGAGAGAGTTAATGTGGGTCTAGGAGAAAATACCCGGGGATTCTATTTAGATGCTTTATCTGCTTTTTGGAAGACTCTTTCTACTGCAGGAAAAGGAGCTCAGTGGTTATCACCAAGAGAGAAGAGAGCAGTAACTAGAATGTTTGTAGAAGTAGGTCAGCTAATAGGTATGACATTAATAGCTAATCTATTCTTTGATTGGGATTCAGATGATAAAGACAGATATGAGAAACTCAGGGCTAAATCAGGGGCACTCCCTTTTCCGGGAGTAGAAGATCCCAATCATCCTTTTGAAGTATCTGGATTTCTATCTAATCAATCACTTAATCTATTAATGCAGATAAGAGCTGAGAACCAACAATGGTTACCAATACCAGGTTTGGGTTTAAAAGACTATGTTCAAGCACTAGACTGGAAATCAGTAATGCTAGGTCCTACTATAGCAGCTTATACTAATATGGCTCAGGATTTAACTAATGCAGCTGTAGGTAATGAAGCAGCTTATTACAAAAGAGATGTAGGTCCTTATCAATGGCAGAAAGAAGAATCAGCTAAGTTCTGGAATCACTTAGCCAAAACTGTAGGTATAACAGGAACTACCATGGATCCAGTGATGGCAATCAAGAACTTCCAATCTATACAGACTAGAAAATAGTTAATATACTTAACGAGGAAAGTAAAAAAAGGGCTATAGGGGAATAAATCCTCCATAGCCCTTTAACTTAAATAGAATCTGCATCAACTATATCTTTCTCATAAAGTGCTTTCCATACTCCAGGATATTCTGAAAATGCTCCAGTTGTATATGGTACAAAATCTCCTACTTTATAATTACAATTAGGATATCTTACTATAAGCTTATAGCCTATACATTTATCTCTATTTGTCACAAGTGGTGTATGTGATCTTTGGTTTGCCATTAGTGTCATCTTCTATCCAATTAATTGCAGGACAAGTTTACAAGTTAAAATCTATTTTTGATTCTAATGAGGTATTACCATCTTTTTCTGCTCTAGCAGCTTTGATATTAGCTTCTATCTGATCAAGTTGTTCCTGGCTAAGTCCACTCTCTTCTTGTGATATTCTTTCTGCTTCTTGTTCTTCAGGACTTAGTATACTAGATTTTCTAACTATTGGTTCCGGATCTTTTTCCATTTCCTCTATTTGTTCAAGAGTTAGATCATTTTCTTCAGAGGTGTCCTCTATTTTATTAAATAGATCTGGAGAATTGAGCATAGAGTGATGAGACATTTCTTCAAGTTCTTTATTAACTTCTTCAGAAAATTCATCTTGTACTACCATAGATGCTATAGCATTATTTAGATCTTGTAGTTCTACTACATCCTCATGAGTAGGAACCTCCTCTAATTCAACTTCCCGAATTACTTGATCAATAGTTATTTGATTTGGATCAAAGGCATCCTTTACAGGAACTGGATTAATCATAATACTAGGAGTTACAGGACTAGGTGTTGGTCTAGCCATATTAGATACAGCATAAGTACCTATACCAAACTCACTACATAAGAACCAGTGAATTTGTCTTTGTTGATCCATCCAGAATTTAGGATGAGATTTCTTAAGACTTAGTGTAATATGATTATACATTGTCCATAGACTATCTTTATCTGCATTATAATCAAAACTAGGTTTCTCTATCTCATGATAGATTTCCCCAGCTTGATTAAGAGTTAAAGCTCTATGTTCAAATAATAATCTACCTAATAGTTCAGCTCTTACTTTTTCAGGAACAATAACATCTTTCATGTTTTTCTTGTCACTGATCAATTGAGTATAGTAGTTATTAGCATTTACTATCTGATATTGAATAGTATCTGTACACTCTTGTAATGCACCTCCCATATGTTTCCGGCCATAACTAGCTAGATCTCCTGCTATCATTCCATTATCACAAACAAATAAGTGAGCCCCTATAGCACACTTAAATTTCATTTGTTTATTATAACTATTACCCCAGGCAAACATCATTCCCATTTCAGGATCTTGACTATCTACAATATGATATCTACCTATTGCAATATCTCCATCCTTACTACATTTATATAATTCTTTATCTACTACCAATCCTTGATCTTCTAATAATTTCTTAGTAGTATCAATAATATGTTGATGACTAATCACGGTATATTTACCTTGATAAGTTGGTAAAGGAACACTACTTAAATATTCCTTTGTTGTTACTGAAGCTCTTGCTGCCATAATTTTATTTGTTATTAAAAGTTTTTATTAAAGATCTAATACTCTACAATTAGGATGAAATATAAAATATTCAATATCACCATCCATGATAGGATTATATATAGTAGTCCATTTACTTCCATTAGATGTAAGAAATACATGAGTTAGAATCCATTTATTCATTAGAATAAAGTTAATTGTGAAGTTATCGGTGGACTAATACTTGCTATCTCTTGATAAATCTTTTCAAGATAATAGTCTTCATTAATATTATATTCCTCCCAAGGTTTGTCTACATACTGATTAAACTCCTGTTGTAACCAGGATCCGGCCTCTATTTGAATATCTCTACCATCTACTGAGTTATGTTTAACAATCTTACCTCCAGAATTAGTAACATAATACCTAACTATTTTAGATAGAGTTCTTACTTTAATTTCTCTATCTACTATAGAAGTCTCCTGAAATTTCCAATCACCGGTAGCCTTTACTCCACCACAATAATCGAAAATATTTCTATTAGATGCCAGGTAGTTTTCCGGAGTAATATTATTTACAAAGAAATTAAAGACTGCTTTTGGTATAATAAGAAAACTCTTATTTTTATACAAAGGTAAGTTCTCAAATTCAAAAGCCCCCTTACATTTATACTTACCATTAGTATATACAGCAATATAATTATTCACATCCCGGATAAACATAGAAGAGTAATCAGCAAACTCAAGTTTTAATTTGGTTATAATCTCCCAATTCTTACAGATCTCATTATACTTATCTAGATCGGTTTTCTTTAACCTAAAAGTCATACCATCTGTGTTTATCTGAAGAAGCTGACAATCACTTAAAGAGAGTAATAATTCTTCAGCTAACATGGTAAGCATTAACTGGCCATTAATTGTAGTCTGCATAGTGTACTGAGGATCAAATAACCAGCTAAATTTATTATTACTATTACCATAGCTTGCATTAGCTGCTTCTTTATACCCCTCTATTATGGCTTTATTTCCTTCTTTACCTTTTGCTTTTTCATCTAATCTAACATCTACTATATCACTTTTATATACTTGAAAAAACTCCTTTCCAAGATGGGCCGGATACATTCCATTAGCACATGCTATACTAGGATACAGACCAGCTACATCAAGATCTTTTATTACATAATCATTATCTTCTGTATAAATACCAGACTTAATACACTGATGAATTCCTCCTGTACCATAGTCAAATTTATATCCCATAAATTTAACAGAATACTTGAAGTCTCCTTTTGTATTAATTATTACCTTCTTCTTTAACATCTCATGAAACCCGGTAAAATCCATAGACTTAAACTGAATGTATGGAAATAAAATCTCTCCTACATTTATACCATTATCTCTACTAGTTTTACTCTTTTTAATATCATATTTATTATATCCGGTCTTATCACAATAAAGCTTAAGTAAGAGCTCACTACCCATTTTAGTATTAGAATAACTATAACAGTTTAATGCATATTTCTCCTTCACAAGCATTCTCACCTCTAATAAAGACTTGGATCTTCTATATACTTCCAGGGTGCTCTTAACATCATTAATACAATAGCTAATCACTGTATTAATCTCATCCATAGTGGTTATCTCACTAGTATGACTAATCGGCATTTCTTGCATGTTCTTATGCTACCTAACATTTATCATTTGTTAGGAGTAGACTATATCATTATCTTTAATTATTTTATATTTATTATATTTATCTTCAAGAAGTAATAACAAATCTTTTTTATATATCCAATTAAAAAACTTTATTGATTGTTTTCTACTTAGTTTTATATTATAAAAATTATTTGATATCCAAAAGTTAGGTGAATAACCTAAACTAATAAGTTCATTATATAATGAATTGGAAAAATTTTTAGAAGCACACCCAAATGTAAAATTACAACTTATATATTTTGTCTTTGTATAGTTGAAGTTTAGTCCTATGGAACCGTCACCATCAAATATACCTCTAAAATAAAGTCTTTTACAATTTTCATTTGGGAATATAATAGGAAAGTCTAAGTTAAATGTTTTATTTAATCTAGGTATTCCTAATTTTTCCATTTCATTAATTATATTTAATGAACTAATAGATAATGTAAATCTATTTTTTCTTTTTTGTGTCAATGATCTAGTAATATTTCCAGTATATTCAAAATAATTTTTAATATTATTTAATAGTTTTTCAGCTCCTCCGGTTACTAAACTAAGACATATTGTATTTCTAGTATGATTACTACACATATAGCCATCTGTTGCAATTAAGCCTACATAATACCAAAAATATTTATCTTTAGAAGACATTTTTTTACTATTAAATGTATATCTACATTTATTTTTATATACTTTATGTTTTCTTATCCAATATTCTAAACAAAAAGTAGAAATATTATTTTCTTTTGCTAATTGAACATTAGTTTTACTATTCTTTATTGACTCTTGAATTAGGTATTCCTTATTTTGATAATTTTTCATCTTAGTAGTTTATACAAAAGATACTTAAAACATATCGTAATGCAAGAAATACCTATTATAATACTATACTATAATTATTAAGATAAACCTCGCTGTTTCACTATATTACTACAATATAGTTACTTCCTGTTATTAAGCAGATTAAACTGCTCAGGTAGTCGTTGAACTTTTCAGAAGTATACTTCTGACTTAGCTGCTGATTGTCCCATATTATGAGGGAGTTTCCAGCAATTCAAGGTTTTTTTAAATAGTTATTTCTAACTAGTGACACAACATTGTTTATGCCAGTCCATGGAATACTGTAACCATTTCAAACTAGACCTTCTTGCAGGATTATCAAAGTGATTTAGTTTAAATACATCTATTTGTTTAATACTTAGCTTCCATTCAGGTAATACATTAGGATTAAACCAATCTCCCATAGTCTGAACACTGATTACTTCTTGAGCATGAGCATAGATATCCCGGGCTATAGTTTCCCCATCCAAGAACTTATGATGTTCTTTATTCTTCAGGATATATTGACTTATCTGACCATCAAAAGCCAATCCATTATAGGATATATGATATTGATTATAGATCTCACACTGCTCAAGAAACTCAACTAATTTTCCGTGATCATTTCTTAATTTATGTATTACAAAAGTTTTATTTATATTTTGATCTTTATAATGTTCTACATAAAGCATAGTCATATTGCATAAAGTCTCATAATCCATACCCCAATTTATCTGCATATCTAAAAAGATTAGACAAAAATAGCCAGGTATTACCCCGGCTATTCTTATCAGTTATTTAATTAATTATCTAGCTACTATCTCAATTGCTGGAGCAGTTACTATACTCTTATCACTAGTCTCTATATTAGAGATCTTAGGAGCAGGAGCTGCAGTCATGAATACTTTGTAATCAAAAGTATCAGCATTAAAAGCAACCATATTAATAATAGTCTCTATATCTTTTGGATTAAGAACATAATATTCCTGAAAAGTATCAATAGCTTTTCTTTCTTCTTTATATTGCTTTCCATTCTGTCTTTTACCAACTTTAATCATTTGCACATCCCCATTATCATCATACTTAGGTAGCATATGAAAAGACTGTTTAGGAGTCTTAGAGATCACAGCTAATGTTTTAGAATCAACATCAAATATACATTCAGTATAAGGAGCATCTAAAGTAATCGGAATAAGATTAAATGTAGGTTTATTCTGCCATACTCCATTAATAAGTAACATTGTTGGTTTAATTACATCTTTCATAATAGTGTTTTGTTTTTAAGTTTATTATTTAATTGTTTGATACTAATAGTTAAAGATTCTTTCTCAAGATCTGGACCAGAGCAGAGTTCTCCGACTTCTTTAAGAACCTCTTTATTTACTCCTAGTAATTCTGCATAAAGATCATAATATTTATCCGGATTAACATAGCTATCTACATAAATAGAATTAGAATTATTAGTCCTGAAGAATTCTTTGATCTTTCTCTTTAGTTCAGGAGAAATTTTAGAGTATCGGCCTTTAAGAAAGTTATCCCAGTCTTTATTATATTCATTAAAATTAAATATATATAATCCTTGGTTATCTCCTGCTTCCTTAAAATCATCAAACAATTTATTATTAACTAATTTTTGTTCCTCAAAAGTTTTATACTCCTTATCATCTCTTAAATGATACAGGCATATTAACTTTCTATCTTTAGGAGAAATGATATCATTACATGATATGTATGTCTCTATTGGAGTAACACTACTCCCTCTTTTAATCTCCAAAGCCGGATATAAGAATATCCTTGATTTCTGAAAGTATTCACGGTATAGTGATTTAATGCTCATTATTAAGTTTATATTATAAAATTACAGAATTAGTACAAAATTCATATGGTAAATCAAAAGATTTATTTTCATAATGATAGTTTGCAACTAATACAGCATCTAAAAATCGGTCATTCCATATACTCATTGTAACTTCACTAATTACAAATGGGTAAACCTGTAGATACTTATCAATAACAATAAATGTGAACTTAATTTTCCAGCTTGTATCTAAATTATAATACTCCTTTACCATAAAGATATAAATAGCAGCCTGAAGCCAGTACTTATAATACTCTATGGTCTCTTTAAAATCAGCAAGAGTTTTTCCACTTGTCTTTAAGTCATTAATATAAACAACCTTATTGGTTCTATCTATAACCAGATTATCTATAATCCCCTTAAACCCAAAAGGCCAATCCCCGGCTTCAACTTTTATTTCTAGTTCATTATATATATCTATAGAGTTGTCACACTCCAGACATAATAATTGTGTTACTTTCTTATTATTTCTTAGGATTTTTACTGATTCCTGACATCTTGCTAAGGTCTCCTCATCCAGTATATCCTTATTTCCTTTTTCTGCTAAATAATTATAGTAACTCCGACTTTCTTCTGTTACTATCTTTTCTATCCTTTGAGCATCTGTCTTCAATGATTGATGAAGATCTATCTCTTTTAGTATTTCTAAAATCTCTTTATCAAACTCTCCTAATACTTTTTCTGATTTTGTATTCCTTGTTAAGTTAAATAACTTATCTATTACTACTCTATTATTTCCTGTGGGAAGCCTCCCCGGAAGTATAATAAATTGTTTCTCAAAATTACCATTGTCTAATAGTAAACAATGGATCACTTTTCCATCAATTAAATGCTGATCTAATCTATCTTCTCTTTCTCCTATAATATAATGGTTATACCATAATTTAGGAGAATATAATAACTTCTGCAAACCTGAATATGAAAAGTAGTGTTTCTTATTAAAGAATTCATCTTCAAGATTGACTACTTGTGAATCTAAACCTGGATCCGATCTACTCATACTTCTACCTCCTCTTCTATAGCTTCTTTAACAAAATCCACTTTAGTAATCCAAAAATATTTAGTATTAGCAGATTCTTGAGCTTCAGCAAATGCAATACTCTGAAGGATATCAATATTAGATTGAGTCAATAGATCTTTATTAATACATACATTTACAATATTATCTAAAGTAATATGATATAAATTAAGACCCAAATACTTTTTAAGAGATTTAAAATTTACAGCATTATTTTCTTTTACTGACCTAAATTTGGTTCCATAATAGTTTCTAAATAATAGACATAAGTATATAATAGATTCTTCATAGTTGCAATTAGCCATAATCTCCATAGCTACTACTACGTTCTGTTTATCTTCACTATCAATTAGAGCACTGATTTGATCACTTACTTCTTTATTTATTATAGCTCCTATATTTAAAAGTCTCAAGATACTATCTTGACCATAGAAATTATTATTAGGATCAATTAGTTTATCTACAAAACTTGGATCATTAGTAATAGAGAACCTAGCTACTATAAAACCTTGAAGTTGTTCACTAATTTTAATTAATCCTTTACTAATAAATATTTTTCTAAAAGCATAGTAAGCATAGTCTTGAGTATTAAATATATATTTACATGTACAGGATTTCAAATCAGAAAGAAATTGATCAAGATTACTAAACTCTCCTAAAAGGATATCTTTATGAGTAAATAAGATAGTATATAGTACTTCAGGTTCTATAATTGTTGAGTAAGAAGTATAAATAGTTGTATCTATACTTTCCGGACCTAATATTACAATATCTGCTTTATTACTATCTCTTACTGAAGATATACTATTTGCAGTACAAAAGTCTTTTAATTTAAACCTAGGAACTGTACATTTATTATAAAAATGTATAGTATTTACATTAGTAATATCAAGATTTTTCTTTGAGATATCTTTATATAACTCACTCCAATTAACCCAGTCTACAATTCTTGAAGTTATTTCAGGAATATATACAAACCTTTTAGAATATTTTATACAATTAGTACTAGCATCAAACCTATCAATTACAATAGTTTCCTCAAATTTATTATGCATAGTTTTCAATATTTCTTGTTGTAGTTTGTTCATCCTTATGAGTAAACTCAAACACATCAGTCTCATCTGAATACTCTTTATATTTCTCAGATGGAGCTAATGTTATTTTAAATACAGGAGACTCTAACTTATCTTTATAGTTCTCAGCAACTGTCTTAATTAATTCCTGATAAAACTCTTTAGTTAAATAATCATTAGTATACATATACTCAATAAAGTCTTCTGCATCCATACCATATAAGTCCTTCCATGCAGATCTCTCAACAAATAATCTTATATTTTTCATTCTTGAATTATTAATTTTGTAAGACCATCCTTTATTTAATCTCCATAAATAAAAGATAGATTTCTTTATATCACAATTAGCCATAATTTCTATTCCTATTTCATGATTAGTTCGATCTGTACTCTGAAACATACTTACTATACTTTCATATACTTCTTGATCTATAATAGTAGATGGTGACATCTGATCAAGAATTACATCCTCACTAACAATTGGAATCTTCTTAGATATAGAATTATAAATAATCATAGCTGCTACCGGAGTAACAAAATATTGAACAAATCTACTTTCAACCCAGTCTATACCTCCTCTACAAGTAGGATAAGCTAAATATATCTGAGAATATCTATCACCACTATTAATATAACCTTCTACAGAAGATCTGGCCTCTGTAGAATATCTAGTAGTAAAATGACTCTCACATGAATAATTATCTGTAACTATTTCAGGACTTCTATCAGTAAATATAATATTAGTCATCTTTGCTTGAGCATGTTCAACTTCAAAAGCTATATTATTATTACCTATAAAGAATGTAGCTTTATTTATATCACCAACATGAGTAGCTCCTATTTTTCTAAGATGATCTTTTAACTTAAACAAGGGAATCTTACTACCAGGTAAGAGATATACTTTATCTTTTGGCTTAATAGTGTCATTTCCAGACCCCCTAAGTCTTTCATTAAGTTTACCATAGGTCTCTCTTGAGACATCATATACAATACCTACACCAATACTTTTATTACTATCAGCAAAATAATATTGCCAACCCTGTTGAATCCAGGGAAGTTTATCAATCTTATCCTGATCTATTTTAATAAATGGATTATAACTCATTTTCTTTTCTTATTTATTCTATACATAATAGATTGTTCATTTCTTCCCATAAGACTTACAAATTTATGTACATCATCTGTTCCAGAATCAATATAGCCGGACTCAATAAGACAAAAATAACTAATACATAATTGTAGTCTTTTTTCATCATTGAGTCCGGGTTCATATCTATATCTTAAAAAATTAATCATTGTTATTTTATTGCCATTGCCACTACTTCTTTATTTAACATTATTCCCTGAAATTTTGATTTATTTGCATTAAGTATACTTTTAACTATAAAATACTTTAGATCATTAGCAAGAATCTCCTCTGTAGTAATAGCAATTAATCTATCAGTTAGATCTTTAGTTATAGTATGCTTTTCTGCATGTACTATACTATAGTTTATTAACCTTGTACTTAAGATACTTGCTATATCGGATCTATAACCATTTCCTTCACCTACACAAGCTTTCAGTTCTGATTTAACATGAATCCAGTTTGGATTAGTAAGCATCTCTTTAGGACTAACTAATTTATCCAGTTTATTATTAATGAAAATAGTAAACATAGTTGAGAATTGAGGACCTACTGATCCTTCTCCAATTAGCTGAATCATAGGAAGATTGTCTTCAAACTTTTCAAATGAACTAATACTATTAAAGAAGTTAGTAATAGATCTTGAATTACATTGTTGAGTTACTACTTCAGGATGTAAGAGCAAGAAATTAATACACCGGCCATCTATACCTTGTTTCTCAGCCCATCTTGCCCAGCAGGTAATATCAAACTTTAAATTAGCCGATATGAACCTTGTCTTTTGAGCCACATCTATAGTATTAACTAAGTAATCTCCATTATCCGGATTAGCACTTAGAAAGATATTCCAGCCCTTAGGAAGCTTCCATGATATATATTCTTGTCTATCTACCAATTCCATCACAGCCTGAAGAAATCTCAAATCTGCCCGGTTCCAGTCATCCAATAATAATATACCTCCTCCTTGTTTATCTGCAATCCATTCTGGAGGACAATAGGACATCCTCTTGTCACCAGTAAATGCATATCCTTGCTTTATATACTCAGAAATAGCATGCTCATCTATCCATATACAATTAACTAAATCAGTACCTAAAGATCCAACAGCTTTAGTTTCTTTCTTACACAACTGAAATTGTCTAATAGGATATCCCACTAACAATATTGTTATCTTACAAGTTCTTTATCTTGTAATTCAGTAGTTTTATTTATAGCTACTGTTCAGACTATATCATCAATAGTTTTGCTATACTATTGTCGGGAGCTCTTGGCAGCTTCATCACCTTTCTGGTGGTATGCTACTAGTCGTTGAACCTTCTAACCATTCCTGATTAGCTTGGCTGCTGATTGGCCTTTTCAGGCTGTTCCAGCAATTCACCCGATTTAAAGGGGACCTTGGGATATCCTTTAATCTTAAATTCAGTATTACCTTTTAATAATTGATCAACAATAGCCTGATTTATATTTTTTACTCCAGACTTTATCTTAATCACATTATTATTAGGTTCTACTATTACAAACTCAAATCTAGATGTTATACTCTGAGGTCTAACATAAGAGAATTTCTTTGGAGGAAATTTTGAAAATTTATATCTAAATCTTCTTAATCCACATAATCTACCAGCATAATATTTACTTGCTGCTATTTGTATAGTATGAGGACTTACTCCATTCTCTTTAGCTGCTTCATCACTACTATTATACTCTTTGATGAAATTTCCATTCAGATCATACATCTCTACCGGACTCTGCTGCTTAGTAACTTTTCTACCTTCTAAGTAAGCTTTTATCAATGATTTTGATATTTTTTTCTTACTTATATTCGATAAAGTTTTAGTAACAGGATTCTGCATATTCATATCCGACTCAAGCTGTTTAATATATAAGGCTTCTTTACATATTCTCTCTTCAGGAGAACAAAGTTCCAGAATAGTATAAAATATTTCAGAAGCACTATATTTATTATAACAAGCTTGAAGGAAAGAATTAGTATGGTTATTCAATAGCATATCACCTCTATGCTCCCTTAACCGGGAATATAAAGACTTACTACTACCTATATATTTATGATCTTTACACGATATCATATATACACCACACTTAGATTTGAGTTCATTTACTTTTAGTTCATAGAAGAGATTTTTCATCTTAGTTAAGTTTTGTCTACAAAGTTACAAAACTCTTCCAGATAAGCAATGTTTAATCCCCTAACTCTTCTATTTGACTTAAGTTTAACTTTATAAAGTTTAACTTTAATTCATCAGCCAACTGAACTACTGCAGAAGTCTTACCAATTCCTGATTCTCCAATTACTTCTACAGCCACCGGATTTTTATTAGATAGCTGAATATATTCATTATTCTTTATTATATGCTTTAGGAAGTCTTTTAGTTCATCTATGTTTAAATTTACTTGTGCATTTTCTTTGCTCATATCCTTTTTAGTTTAAATATTTATTAATTCAATTTTATTTTTAATCCCGGTAATTTATCATTTAGATTAGATGTACTAGATAATACCCATAGTATCTTCCCTCTTATCTTATTTACAGGTGCTGGAGCTTCTCCATCAGTAAAATAGATCATACAGCTATACTTATGAGGATTCTCATTAAAATAATCACATGGAGGATCAAAACTAGTTCCTCCCCGGCCATGAACTTTAATCTTATCTGCAGTATCCTTTTTAAAAGGTTCTATTTTAGCTATAGCAGCATCACATTGGACTACTGTTACTTCAGTGCCTCCTTTGTGTATATGATAGATCTCATGAAAGAATTCTTCAAGTTCATTTTTACTTACAGATCCTGAAGTATCTACAGCTACTAGAACATGTCTCTTTTGCTTAATCTTTAATCCCGGATTATCTTCAAATCTCTTATTATACTTCCTATGAAGCTTCTTAGTATAGATCTTAGTAGAACCACCGGTAAATCTTCTTAGATACCCCTTCCAGTCAAATTTAGGAGGCTCTTTGTGATCTATCTTACTAATGTAATCAGCTAACTCACTTGGAATAGTTCCCCGGCTTTTAGTAATAGCATCAGCTACTTCTTTAAGATGAAAATCAGTCTGGCTTCTTAATAGCTTCTTTTCAGTCTCTGACATAGCTTCAAACTCTTTCCAAGTGCCATGATCACATACTGTAGGTTGTCCACTATCCATTTGATCTAATAGACTATCTAGAGCTGAGGATCCTGAACTTCCGGTTTTCTCTTTTTGCTCTTTACCTTGCATTAACTTATCATAGTAATACTTAGTTCCTTTCTTAGGCTCTAACTTCAATTCCGGAAAATCCTGGATATACACACCTCTTGGAGGAATAGCATGAATCTGTTTAGTATACTCTTCCATTGTAATAACTCCATCTTTAACATCTTCTGCTAACTTTTTAGCAATAGGAGTATACTTAGCCTCAAACTCTTTAGTAGTTACATCAAAACAAGGAAGCCAAGATGGATCAATATACTGATTGATCTCAATATCCATAGCTATATTAGCTACTACTTTATCCGGGAACCTATCTTGATTCTCCAGATGAAAGAATGATATATGAAGTAGTTCATGCTTCATAATCATTAACTGCCATAATTCAGTAAGACCATTCCAGAAATTTTCATTAACTGTTAACTGATAATTTATACCATTCTTACTTACTCCGGCACTTGGAACTTTAGTATTGTTCCATTCTTTATTAAGCATCATTAAGAACAATCCATAAAATGGCTCTTTAAGGCAGAGCTGCTTACATGCTTTTGCTAATGAATCATGTTTATTTATCATATTTATAATATTTTAATTTATATTTCTTCTATCTTGTTTTACCTTAAGATGGTTTATAAAAGACTCAAGTATACCAACTAATATTTCATTAGGAATTTCATCATGCTTATGTTCTATTTTTACTTCTGCATCTTTATTATCATGATCAATTTTAACATGTATCTGAAATACTGTTTCAAATCCAGTCATATCCATTATCTCTTCAGAGTCATTTTCCATCTTCTACTTTAAGTTTTAAAACTAGATCCAAATCTTTAACAAAATCAAATCCCCACTCTACCAGATATTTCTTTAGTACTAAACTAAATTTATCTATTGTAAACTGAACAGCTTCTATTGGACATTTATCTTTTACTAAATCTATAATAGCTTTGTAACTAAGATTAGAGTTACTATTAATACCAATACCCTCTAATTTCTTTTTTAAATCCAGGGCATTATTTAACCAAGTAGCTCTAGATGCCTCATTCTGAGATTTAAATAATAGTAATATATACGGTAATGATTCCCGGAAATTTGCATTATTAAGTATAGTTAGAGCTACTACAGAATTCTCTTTATCTGGAGAATTAAGAAGAGCCCAAAAGTTCTCATAATTATTTATATCTACTGTTATTTTTTCTTGTTGTACTTTTTCCATATTACATATTTTTCATTTTTTTATACCATCTTGTTATTTCAATCAACTCATGAGTAATACCATCTAATTCAGATCCCACTCTAACTGCTTTATCAATATCATGTCTATCTATATTCTTTAAGTTATCTATACACCTATCACATAGACTAGTTTGATAAGGTTGATTAATCTGTATATATACATTAAACGTATTTTTACATACTATACATTCATAACTTAGAGTACTACTATGTTTATTAAAGTTTGTCTTCATTATTCTTTTAGTTTATTAAAGATATTATCAGAATATGATTCATCCTTATAATGAACTATAGTTACATGATCAGAAATATCATATTTTCCTGAGGAAGTATGAATAGTTATAATACCATGATGAATACCCTCATAAATAAGATTACCAATATGGTCAATAACTATTTTTTGTGAAATTTCAACAATAGTTCTCTTGACTTTACTATATCCTTTTATTCCAAGTTTAGAGTAATTATTAATATAAACTACAGTCATAGCTCTAAGATTAGTTAAACAATTAGGACAAAAGTTACATCGGCTAGAAGTAGTATAAGTATTACATATTATACAACTAGTATGATAGGAATTATAAGCAGGAGCTACTGTAATTGAATCTTTAGGATCTATATTTGTTAATGTACGTAGATTACTTACTTTCGTCATAATACTATGTATAAAAAGATTTTGTTAATTGATATATATGAATAGCATCAGCTTCATTATCATTATAACCAGCATATCCATATTTCTCTTGAGCTGCCTGAACCATAGCAGGTTTACCAGCATTCCCTTTTCCTGTAGCAAATTTCTTTATCTCACTAGCAGAAAATGCTCTATACTCAATTTTATTTTCTTCACAAAAGATCTTTAATACTCCATGTAATTCAGCTTGGACTATTAATGCATTCTTATGAAAGCCAGATGTTCTTTCAAAAGTAATTAGATTTACTTTTTCTATATCTACAAGTTCTCTAAGCTTGGACTTAAATCGTATTAGCCTCATACCAGAACTTTCATCTCTTTTTATAGAGAAATCCCATACTCCAGAAGCTGTTTCAGTGCACCAACCACAATGAGTTGCTACATCGAGACTTAGAATTTTTAAATTATTCATACTTCTTGTAGTTTAGTATTTAGTGCATTATAAATTAAATCATAAGTATTACCCTTTATAGCTTCTTTTCTATATTTAGCTATATTATCTGATAGATCTTTTTCTCCTTCAAGATGGGCATATGGAATATCATATTTCTCTTGATATTTTTTCATAGCTTTAATCCCGGCCTCATCATTATCTAATAGAGTAACTATCAGTTTATACTTGTGTTTATAAGCTTCAATAATATGTTCTGGTATTAGTGTATTCTCACTATGAGGAGCTACAGCTTCCATATTCCATTTATAATTTATAAGACACATTAAATCCTTCATAGAAGAGCATATAACTAGTATTGGAGCTTCATATTTTAATTGATCAGTTCCCTGGATATAGTCCTTGATTTTTATAAATTTCTTATCCCGGACATGAGGTTGATAAATCTTATATAAACTCCCATCCTTTCTGAAGAATCCATAAATATTATATCCGGTTATAACCAGCTCTTGATCTTCTTTAGTAAGCTTATATTTTTCAAGAGGAAATACATTATAATATTCAAGTATCTTGGATCCAATACTATACTGCATCCAGTATTCTCTATCTAATATATTCCATTGTCTCTTTGTAAACTCAGTAACTTTATATTTACTATGTTCTTTGAATTCAGCTATCTCATAACAGTCTCCATTATTAAGGATAAACTCATTATAATCCTCAATGATCTTATACATAGCAGCAGAAGGTTTAATATTAAACATTAAACTTATTAGATCTGTTTGGCTCCCTCCATATCCTGAAGAGAAATCCTTAAACTGATACCGGCCCAACTTCTTATGCCAATAGAGAGTAAATGATGGAGTGTTATCTTTGATATTAAATATAGATCTAATACACACCTCTTGTCCACATAATTTTTGTGGTAATTTCAAATAATACTCAAATGCCCAGGTAGGAGGTACATCATTAATACTAGCTATCAATTTCTTAGTTCTTATCATAACACATCAGGGATTAAAGATAAAAAAGAGCCAGATTTCTCCGGCTCTTCACTATCATAGATTAGATTATAACTCAAAATCTTTATTCACAGTCTTAGGAGTTTCTTCTTTAATCTCCTCTTCTCCAAAAGATTCTACAGATTCAACTTTCTTCTTTCTTATATGAGTAGAAGGATCAAATAATATTACTCTACTCTGACTAGCAGGAACAGATTCTAGTTCAAATGGAACATTAGTTTTAGAGAACTTAGGAAATGCCATATCATAATTCAGGAACTTTTTAGAATTAAGATACTCTTTACCCATAATACACATTCTAAGCCATTTGTCTTTATACAAACCATCAGTACAGAATTTCTGGATAAGACTATCTACACTATCATGTTTATTATCTTCCTCATCAAGCCAGGAGTTTAATCCAAGAGCCTCACAAGTATTATGAAGGAATCTCAATAGTAATTTATCTCTTTCAATCTTAGTACCTCCTTTGGTTATTCCATCTTTAAAGGGCCACTCATCTGCTTTTACTTTTCCTACTAATCCCCGGTGTCTCCCCTTTGCAGGATTACCATAATCAATAAAGAATCCTTCAAAATCTTTTCCAAGGTCAGGACCTTCTATATGAAATATTATATTCCATGAATCAGGATCCTTCTCATCTTTCTTTTTAAATACTGCTTTTTCAAAGATTATATTATTGATTTTAGCAATAACATTTCCTGGTTCTATTAATTTCCCTGTAATAGGAGCTTTCTTTGTACTAATCTTTTTATTCTCTTCCATAGTTTTTATTTTTCAGTATTATCATTTTCAATAGTAGGATCACTCTTCTTAAAATATTGAGTTAAATATTGTTGTAAAATAACATCAAGTTCTTTTGCTTTTTCATTCAAGTCATTAGAAACTTCTATTTTAGTAAATACAGGAATCTGATATACAGTTGCTCCTTTTTTTCCTTGTATAGAAGTAGCTACCTCAATACCTCCTGTAAATATATCTGGATTATCTTTTCTAAAATCTATCCATGCACTAACAGCTGCCCCCATAAGTTGAATATTGCATAAACTAAGAGTATCTCCTTCTATTAGTGCTATATATACTGATTGAGAATATTTTGCTCCAGTACAATTAGCATGAACTTTTACTTCTTCATAGAGTCCTTTTGCAGCTAATCCCTTTTTAGTATATACTGATAGGATTTCTTTTTTAGTATCTCTTACTTCATTACTCCAGAAACCACTTTGATTTGCATCACTGTATCCTTTTACTGTACTTAGTGTATCTAGTACAAGAAATTTTACAGGTAATTTGATTTCCATCTTAGTCTCAGTTTCTTTATCATACCACTGAAATCCTCCATTCTTCCATTGTAAAAATTTTTCAGCTACATTTTTAATTTTAGTTTCTTCACTTCTGCTCATAGTTTTAATTTTAGAATTATTAATATTACTTCTTAAATGTTTTCTGTACTAGCTCATTAAGCCATTTCTTAGAAGCCACCGGTTTAGACCACATTATAGCTGCCCAATCTCTGCCTGTTAATTGATCTACTGGAGAATCTGTTTCAGGATCCATTATATCATTAAAATCAGCTACAAGTTCTGTTTGTAATGCCTCAGTTCTATCTATAGTTATCATTTCTGCTACAGGAATAAGAACAGCTCCATTAGGTTTGCCATCTTTCCTTCCATATTCTTCATGCCAATGAGGATTAAAATTCCATTTTAATAACTGTCTATCATTAGTATCAGTGATTAATTTTCCTCCCGGATATTCTGGTTGATGATACCAGTTTGTTTTTTCAGTATAAATATCTGTATTAGGTTTAATCTCACTATCAAACATACCCATGACTAATACTCCATTAACATGATAAGCCATCTTAGGTAAATAATATGCATTTGGTAAACCTAATTTATCAAATACTGGCTGCTGCCATACTCTTAATTCTACAGTTCTAACATCTCTTACATCTTTACTCATTTTTTCTTCACTCATGATATTATTTTTAATTATGATTTAGATCTTCGTTCTTGTTGACCTGGAGTATTCATTTCTACTAATCTCATTTTATCAAATTCTGCTCTAAAGAAACTTAACCTAGTATCTCCATTTCTACATTTAATAAAATGCATTACTATTACTTTATCATCATCTATTATAAATCTATCAGGCCCATAGAATCTAATTTTCTGCTTACCCGGTCTATTGAGACCTATCAAAACATCAGCATGTTGAAGCATAGCATCAGCTCCAAATATATCTGACTCAAGAATATAATTACCATATTTACCGTCCTCACACCTTTCCGGAGAATCAACATTTCTATTGAGTTGAGTAAGTACAATAAAAGCAATAGGATATCTTCTCTTAAGCCTAGTAAGAACTTCACCTAAATGAAACAGCATATCATTCTTACCTTTTTCAGCCGGAGATAATTTGAATAATAAAGTATGATCAATTGTAACAATAGTTTTCTTATATACTTTTTTATTTTCTATTACTTCAGAGTGATTGTTCATGTACTCTATAACAATCTCCTCAAATTCATCTACAGTAGTAGATTCTTCTACTATATCTATCGGGTATTTAACTCTTTCTTTAGCATGAGCATAACATTTGTCTAGATCATCCTGAGTTAATTTTCCATCTGCACTACATAAGTATTTATAAGACTTCTGAAGGATACTACTATATTCTCTTATAGCTGTTGTTCTAGCTAACATCTCAAATGAGAATTCTAGTACCCGGAAGTCTTCTCCAGGATTAAGTTTAAATGATTCTCTTATTATCTGATCTTTTAATCCTGTTTTAAAACTAGCCGGTCTACCACCTATTATAGTGACAGAATTCCATTCTAAACCATCAGTAGTAGCATCATTAAATTTAGCCCATGGAGTCTTGAGAGATTTTATAGTTCCTTCCATTCTACCTTTCATGTAGTGGAGACTATTTAGGAACCCATCTCTTTGACTAGACCACGGTTTTTCTGTCATATTTTGGTTAATTATTAGAGAAAGAATGCCCCTAATCTGTTAGATTTAAGAGGCATTTTATTAAGATTTTGGATTGTAATTCTCTACTACAAGAATAGAAAAAGTTATTATACTAAACAAGAAAATATTAATAATTATTTACAAGATTCTAGATTTTCCTGAATAGAATCTTGTATTCTTTTTATAGCATTTTCTGCATTCCAGGCTCCATCTAATTGCATAGGCAAAGGAGATATTCTAATAAAAAGATACTGATATCTTAAATCATAATGTACATATACATAGATTTTACAATCAGGAGTATACCATGAATCATCTGCATATTCTACTAATCCAAGATCTTTAAGTCTATTAATAAATAAATCCTTTTCTTTTTGAAGTTTCATGGATCTATAGCTTTCTTTATTATACCTTGTATCATCTTTATACCTAATTCATAATCATACCATCTTCCCATTTCACTTTCATCCATCTTCTGGATAAGTATACCACCGGTATTATTTCCAATCCCACTATCTGTATAATGGTCGATATTAATAATATGAGATCTATTTGGAGTAATCCAACACGGGTATTCTACATCATCTGCTATGATAAGACCCATATCTTTAAATTTCTGAAATACATCTTCTCTAGTCATGGATCAATTTCTTTTTGAATAGCCTTTTTATAGTATCTAATATCATAGTTTCCCAAATAGGATAGTTAGGATGTACATAAAATGTGAATATATCAATATCATTGCATGTAATAATAAAATTATTTCCTATAAATGCAAAGTAATAATCTAATCCCATATTATATAAGTCCTCTCTAATATATGTAGGTAGGATAGTAGAAGGACTCATACTACTTTTTCACTAAATGTTTTAGCTTTTAATTCATCATCTCCACTTCTCATTAGCTCTATATAATTAGCTAATGTTGATTCTTGGGATTTATCCTGAGTCATCTTGGAGATAAAGTAACTTGAATTCTTCATATACAGATAAGGAGGACTATTTCTTTCAAACTGATCTATATAATAAGCAGTGGCTGCTAAGATCTCTTCCCAACTATAAGTATACTTCTGAAAAAACTTCTGAAATTTAGTCTCTAGTTCTTTCTTATTAACCCGGGCCGGTACTCCAGAAGGTAGTTTACCCATATTCCACATCTCTCTATACTTATCTATACTATCACTAGCTTCCGGACCTAATACAGCCTTGGTAACTTTCTTACTAGCTAGTTTAACCATTCCTTCAACCTCAGCTATAATATCAAAAGATTTTTGAGTAAGATCCTTTTCACCAGTATATATAAAATCTTTACTTATAAGAGCTCTAAGCTCCTGAGCCTCATTTATCTGAGGACAACTAATTCCTTCTTTCATGCTAATCAACATATAATATTGATTAGGAGAAAGCTCATATTTAGCCAATAAATTAAATATCTCGAGCATGTTAATATATTTTTTATAGTATTTTAAAATTAAATCCATATCTTTATTTCAGAAGTCAAAAAAGAACTAATAGGGGTAAAAAATATTTCTTTGTTCATAGTTAGTCAAGCTGAACACTCATAGAAAACCGGAAGTAAAAACTCCGGTTTTTCTATTTCATATCTTCTCTTTTAGATTCTAGTCTATCTAAATGATCTTGCCTATTCATAGGAATAACTCCACTACCATCACAATTATGACAGGACTCTTTATTATATTCTCCGTCACTATCTGTAGGAGCATAATATAAATATTTATCTCCCATACATACAGGACATTCTTTATCTCCATAATCTTGCTCATTCCAGGGAGCATCTGAGGTATCGGAACCTACAGGATAATCAGTATTGTTCATATACTAGATATTACTTTGTTTAAATTTTTTATCAATTGATTTCATAATTAATGAAAACTCTGTATCTGTGGACATAAGATTCTCTACTGTAGTAATAGAGTGAATAACAGTAGCATGATTTACATTAATAAAATTACCAATTAGTTTTAATGTTGGTCTGGGCATTACATATTTCTTACACATGTAACAATAGATTTGTCTAGGTAATACAACATTTCTATATCTTCTTTTAGAACTAAGTATCTCTAGTGTTATACCGTATAAATTACATATTTTAGTAGCCACTTGGTGACAAGAACTATACATAATTTCTTTAGTGATCTCATTAGTATAGGTCAAACCAGGTATAGCCACATAAGATACATTTTTCATATATTTAATCATATTTTATTATTTTTTATATTTCTTATGAATATCCTCAAATACTCCAAGATAGCCCATTGCTATTTCTCTATCTCCTACAATATAAGCTAGAGCTTCAAAACATTCTTTGGAATATCCGGTTAATTTTTCTTCTGGCCACTTTTGTTTTTTACTACTAATTTTTTTCATAGTAATTATATTCTTCTTTTGAAAGGTTTATCAAATTCCTCATTCATTGCCTCAATAGTTTTATCAAAAGCCATTTTAACTCCTGAAGCCATTAAATCCACAAATCTTGGATTATTAATTTCCAAATCTGAAAACCAACTCTTTTTTCCTCTAAGAATAAAGATCATTTCATTGGTCTTTTTTAAGAGCTTAAGTTTATTAAGCTTAATTTTTTCTTCTTCTGTCATATTAGTTTTTGTTACCATTAGTAAAAAACCATGCAAAATGTTTATCAAACCAATCTGAAAATCTATTCCATAAAGTTTTCATTACCATGTAATTTTTAAATTATTATTGACTCTTAATAAATTATTAATTTTATTAAATACATCTTCTGAATCCCATGTCTTAGCATTAGCATAAGCAGCTGATGCAGGATGTGATACCATTATTTTATAAGTATTATCCGGAATTAAATCTGCATACTTCTGAGATTCCTTTCCTAAGAACACATAGATCATCCCAGGATTATATGAAGATATAATATCTAATACAAATGTCAAAAAAGGTTTCCATATAAGATAGTGAGCACCTACTCTACCAGTACTAGTAGTAAATGCAGTATTAATAAGTAAAACTCCTTGATTGGCCCAGTGTTTTAAATCTGGATTATAATCATAAGACTTATCCATTCCATATACAGTACTATGGACTTCCTGAAGAATATATTTTAAAGATGGTTGTAATACTCCTGTATTACTACAAGAGAATGCTATACCATCAGCCACTCCTAATTGTGGATATGCATCTTGTCCTAGCATAACTACCTTTAATTCTCCATAAGGACATTCTTCAAATGCTCTAAATACCTGCTTTAAGACTGGGGTAAACCTTTTTCCATCCTGACTCTCTTCATAGAGCTTACCTAAAATCTTATCCATTTCCTCACTTAATAGAAAGGATTTAAGCCTACTTCCCCATCCACTAGGACTTAATCTTTCATATAATTTTTGCTTTATTACAGCTAGATCTATAGTTTTTTCCATAACTTACTTTTTTGAATTATATTTGTTAAAACTAAACCACATGGCAGAAGACACTAGTGCTCATATACCAGTAGATATTATAGAGAATGGAACTGAGATACAAATCACAGTAGATAATGTTCTATATCAAAGATTACAAGCCATGTTATTTCATTTCTTTCCTATTAAAAATGTACAGCAATTTTCTGAGTTGATAGCTAAAATCAATAATGGAGAAGCTGATAAAGACCCATTAACATATCACATGCATACTATACTCTGGTTATGTAATCAATATGAAGATGCAGCTAAAGCTCAAAATAAGATTACAAAAAAGGTATATGACCCAGTTTCAAAATCTATTTTGAAAGAGTAATCTTAAATTGATAATGTCCTCCTCTTCTATTCATCTGCCAATACATACTCCAGAATATAAAATTCTTTTTAAGAGCTCTTATAATATCCTCATTTCCACTCCATCCTCCAGTAGATAATGAGAGAGTGAATTCTTCTTCACCAGAGAGTATAAATCCCCAATCAGCCATCCACCATTTACTTTTTACAAATTCTAATAACTCTAATACTCCTTGTTCTTTTAGATCCCATTTCTCAATAAGAGTAAGATCTAATTCTGTTGGATAATCTGTATCATTGCTCATCTATTGCTGGTCGTATAAAACTCATTAACTCTTCACAAGCCTGTATAGCAGAACTTACTTCTTGTTTACTACAATCTCCAAATGACTTAACTGATCCATCAGAATTTACTAAGCCAACTTTCTCCTTAATTATCTTTTCCATTTCCATAAAAGTTACTCCAGTCTCTGCAGCTAATTCTCTTACCATAGGTTTCACCTTACTTAGTTGACCGTATGAGTGATCATTATTTTGTATTTCATAAGTTATCTCTACAAGTTCTCCTTGTTTACAATCTTTCTTAAATAAATCTTTCATTATTCTATCTGCTTCTGTATTAGGTTGAAGATTTCCATCCTCATCTATTTTATACACCACAGTTACCGGTAATTTTGCCACAATAGTTAATTTACTTTTATTAAAAGAACTTTTCAATTATTTACTAAGATCTTATTTTTACTTATCTATTTTTTAGCATGATGCTAAGGTTAGTATCTATTACTTACTATTAAAGTATAGCTCAACTTGGCTGTTAGAATTATCACTATTATGATAATTAGAGTTGTTGAAACTCCAGACACTAGTTAAATGCTTAACCATATTATTAATCTAAATAATCACTATAAATATCCAAAAATTTTTTACCTACAAAATTAGACTTTTCTTCAGTTTGGTAAAGCCCAACCATGCCGTAAGAATAAGCACTATCACGATAATCAGAGAAGCCGAAACCCCAGACACCATTCCTTTTGATAAAGTAAGGATAATATTTTCTTTCAGTAGAATCATTAAAATTAGGAACCCATCCTTCATTTATTACATCTACTATATTTCGTATTTTATGTGAAGCAAAAAGTTTTATTCTTTGATTTTCAGGTAGAAAACCAAAGTCATTTATAGTTAATTCTTTAATTTTTAATTCATCAATTATATCAGAATAGTCTTTTATTCTACTATCTAAAGGAATTTTAT